TTCTTTTCTAATTTATTTTTAATGTAAACTAAAAGTATAGGTCCTAAAACACCTGTTATAAACGCAATAATAATTCCTGTCATATTTTCAAACTTATAAATGATAAATATAATGATTAATAAAAAAACCCACCAAAAGTGGGTTTTTAATTTTAAAAATAATAAAAGTTAATTTTTGTTTTTAACAACAATTGACCAAATGGCTCCTGCCAATGTAGTGGCTCCTCCTAAGATTTCTTGCACCATTGAATCCTCAACGATTCCTTTCATGACAAGAATACCGCCAATAAATGTAATGGTATGCCTAACGATGCCCAATAATTTTTCTTTTGTTAATTTCATAATAAAATATTTAATGTTTATTTTACTATAAATATAAACAAATTGGTTAAATTACAATTTATGTTTATTTACCATATACATACAGGTTAGAATTCCAACCAAACAAACCGGTATTCCTATTGCGATATAAATTTCTATTTCCATGATATATATTTGTTATAAATACGTATAAAATTTTGATTTAAATTAAAAAAAAGACTAATGATTAGCAAATAACACTAACTAATTACTATTTGACTCTAAATCTTTTTTTTCAAATAAACGTTCAAAGTAGTTAGTCCAATGTTCAAATATTGGGTAAATTATTATGACCCCAAACAACCCTAATATTATCGAAATAATTGATATTTTATGTTGAACATATATTGAACAAAATACAATTCCAATAAATGAAATTAAACAACCAACAACTTTTGCTAAAATTTTTCTCATATTTTTATAATTAAGATTTAGCAATGTGTTTTTTCATTAGTTCTGATGCCTTATTAACCGCCAATTCTTTGGTTTTAAAACCTGACTCAACAATTTTTTTAGCATGATACACAACATACTCTGTGTTTTTAACCTCACCTTTTAACCATTTTAATTTTGAGGCTTTAGCTGGTTTAAGACTGTCTTTTGCGTAGATGTCTAAATGTCCTACTTTTTGGATGTAGCGTCCTTTGTTTCCCGATTTTAACGACATAGTTTATTTTTTTTATTTTAAGTTAAACAATTATACATTTTTTTTAAATCAAAGCATCCCATTCAGATACTATGAATTCAAGTTTTAAAAATCCCTCTACAGGAATATAGGTCACTTGAAAACCTCCAGATCCGACACTTGTTTCTCGTTCAATCGAATCCGTTAATAACTCTCTTGCCTTTTCTCGAATCTCACCCATACAAGGTATTCCTTCTTCAGCACCATCCCACTGCCATCGTAAAGATCTCATGGTTTTATGAACTTTTTCAAAGTCAAACCAATCCATAACATTATCTAAAGCTTTTCTTTGTTCGTCAGTCATATTACAAATATAAACAATTTTTTTTATAAAGACTGCACATTCTCCATAATTTCTGTAACATCTTTTGGATTTAAATAACCAATCACATCATCCGTTACCGAAGTATCGTAGGTTATATCACCATCTTTACCCAAAACGGCAACTTCAAACAAACCATCTTTACCACCATATGAATGTGTGTGAGAAACAACAGATACACCGTATCCATTTTCAAACATCATTCGACACTTCACACCAATTTGGAAAGGTGCGTCTTCAATTTTTTCAAACTCTAAATCTTCAAATTTTTTCATAATACAAATATAAGTATTTTATTTTAATTATTAGCATATTTATAATAAAATAAATTATGAAAAATATTAACGATCATAAAAAAAGATTTTACAACTTAATGGAATCCACAATTGGTGATGTTAGACCATTACTTATGGAAGTTTATACTCCACCTGGAGCAATAAAAGGAAGAAGTAGGGATTTTAAAGACAAAGCATCTTTCGAGGCGTTTAAAACCGTTCCTAAAGTTTCATTGTCCAACGGTCCATGGGTAAGAGATTTAACTTTGTTTCCTTCATTAGTTGAAAAGACTAATGACAGTAATAGACCTGCTCAGTGGAATTCGTGGGTAAGAAAGCTGAATCCTAATATTAATATAGCGGTAACTACAATGAATGGTGAACTTTCAATGATGGCCGCTCAGATATTTTTAGTAAGTGCTTTAGTGGGATTAAGAAATTTAATTACAGATGTTGATAGATTTTTTTCAGTTATATACAATACTCCAGGTCTTCAGGCAGCATTTAAAGCCGCTGGTGGTGATCATACTGATACTTCAAGAATAGGGATTTATAGTGGACAAGTACGTGATCGGTATGTAAATAAAACAACCTTTAAAAATTACATAGATATTATTAACCCAATTTATACAGAACGACTCACCTCATACGCAATGCCCGAGGCACCTACAAAACCCCAATCATCTACAAAACCTTAATAAAACCCAACAATTATGAAAAAAATTAACGATTATAAAAAAAGATTTTACAACTTAATGGAATCCACCATGGGAGATTCTAAACCATTAATTAATGAAGTGTTTGATTCACTCACTGTAAATACAAATATAACAACCGCACTACAAGGGGTTGCAACATTCTATAATAACTCATTAAATCAATATTACACAGACAACCCTAATAAACCTAAGAATTATTTTTCAGTTAAAAGAACAACGGGAATGAGAGACTCTAGTGGTGAAGAAGAGATTGTGTGGAAGCCATACTTTGGGAATACAGAACTTAATGTTGATGGGGTAAGACTTAGGGCTATTTATGACTATCAATTTAAAGCTGTCCCCACCATGAAAACATTTATAAATACTGGATTAATAGATCCTATTATGAATAAGATGACTAAAATTGATGGGGTTTCAAGGGTTAATACAACACCGTCTAACACAGCAGTTACTGCCATAACTAACATTCTTAAACAAGTTAATCCGACAAGGCCCTAATAAAAAACCCCAACAATTATGATGGGACGTTTATTAAGAACTTTTTAATATTTGAAAGTTAATAAATATACAAATTTCAATATAAGTCTGTAAAATATCGGAATCTAAAACAAATTGTTCGGATATTGAAAACCATGCGACTTGTTCATTATTTAAATTTACAACCAATCCGGTAGTGTATCCATCAACTAAGAAATTAATTATGTAAATTCCGTCTTTAACATCAAAGGATATATCACCCTCAACTTCAACACCATTACTTTTTATAATAAAAAATCTATTATTGGTTAAATCAATATCATAAAAACTATTAACTTTTCTATGTTCGTAGATAAGACTATCATTATTTATAACATTTAAAACACTGGTGTCTTGTCCGTAAGAGTCCATAACTTCAGATACCTTAATTTTAATAACTTGTGAATTAAAAAAATTAACAAAAAATAACGACAGAGTTAAAAAAAGTGTTTTCATAATAGTTATTTTTTTAAAGTTTAGCGGTCCCGACGGGATTCGAACCCGTATCTCGCACCGTGACAGGGTGGAATTGTAACCATTCAACCACGGGACCAAGTTTATCAGTCTTTCCTGATCGTCACCCCTAACCCACAGGTATGAACCCGTATCGTAGTAAAGCTTGGTTAGCTATAGTAGTCCCACCGGGAATCGAACCCGACTTTCCAGGATGAAAACCTGACGACCTAACCGATAGTCGATGGGACCAAAAATAAGGGTAGACACGGGCCTAGCTAGCCATCTTTCAGGAAAGGCCCTTACGAATATTCTACCCTTTTAGTTGCGGGAACAGGGCTCGAACCTGTAATCTCGGCTTATGAGACCGAGCGGATGACCAATTTCCACATCCCGCGATATGTAGTTAATACTGGACTCGAACCAATGACCTATTCCGTATCAGGGAATCGCTCTAACCAACTGAGCTAATTAACTATATTCTCGTCTTTCCGAGATGTCAATAGGGATATTTTGTGTACAATTCAGGACTCTCATATACTTCCTTAGTTGTAGTCAGGACAGGATTCTAACCTGCATGAACACTTTGAATTTTACCTACGCACAGTGAGGTAGTGTTCTTCATCATTCGCATTGCCTTTTCAAAGTGCACTTATTCAAGGTTGCCGTGCGTGTCACTATGTGTCTAACATTCCACCACCTGACTATTTTAATTTTGTAGTTAAGTAGCTGACACACACTCTCGTTTCACCATCTTATGTCAACAGGTTAATGCACTTTACGAGTTTCCCGTTTCTTACCACCACAATATTTTAATTTCAATGAACTTCTTATTTCTTCACGGGAGTAGGACACCAACCTCTCACTTCCTACCCCCGTTGTTTCTCTTACAAATATATGGCGTTTGTTTTAAACTGCCAAACATTTTATGAAAATTTTTTAATTTATTTTATCTCAAATGCACATCTCATGATTTTTTTAGTCTTGGTGGCATCTTCAGGGTTTCCAATAACAACACCATCTTTGATTGTAAACGCATGTCGGTTAACAAGAACAAAGAATGTGCCTTTTGGGTTTTGTTTAACAAATGTGCCCACAGTCATGTTTCTTTTCTTTGTTTCACCTTTGATTGTCACATCATACATTAATGATCTTAACATTTGGTCATTATGTCTTATCCCAACAGGACGAATTTTTTTGCCGTTAACCTTAAACAAACTGTCACCCATTTTGACAAGTTTAGATACCGTTCCGTATGTACCATTTCTTGGTTTTCTTCCAAATTCATCGGCAACATACCTGTGAGCATAATCATAAGATACTTCAAATGAAGACGCAAATGCTCTAACAACACAATCATTTCTTTCGCCTTTGGCGGTTGATGACTCAGTATATCCTTTAATTGCGTTTCCTGTGGCTTCGTATGGTAGTTTGTTTTTCATACTGTAAAGATACAAATTTTTTTTTAAATCAAGCCATATTGGTTTAATTCGTATAAATATTTTTCATAGTTTTCTGAGTTAATAAACTCTTCGTGAATTTGTTGGTGTATATCTTCCATTGTTTTTTTAATTAAATTGTAGTCCCGCCTGGATTCGAACCAGGAATAGAAGATTAGAAATCTACTGTGATATCCCTTTCACTACGGAACCATGGTATCAAATCTTCTTAATTTCGTATTTATGGCCCGAATCGGTGTTGGTATTTAATATGTTTACCATCTCTTGGACTTTGTCTTTATCATCAAATTCCCACACCTCTCCTTGTTCGTTTAACATTATCACAGGCAGTATTCGGTTATTTGGAAGACTAACGTTTTTAATAATTACAAATATATTATTCATTGTATAACATTTCAATAAGTTCAACATCAATTGGTGCGTATTCTGTTGTTGTTGTCCAACCTTGATAATAAATACTTTCAGGGTATTTGTAAGAGTCATTAAACAACCCTAAAGATTGTGTTAACTCTTCACGAAGTAAGTGTTTTTGTTCTACTTCATTTGCTCTATTGATATCAACATACATATAACCTTTTACCGATCCAACACTAAAAAGACCCCAATTATTTGTTAATAAAGAACGATCTAAATTTGGGCAATAATTGGCAAAACCATCACTTGACCCAAGATAAATAAACATATTGGCATCTTTAGGGTTTTTAACAATTTCTATTTCAATAGTGTTAATAATATTATTAAGTTCTGAAACAATATCATTTAATTCTACCATCAAATAATCAATTTTTTCGCCCTCAACATATATTTTCATGTTTTTATTCCATTTGAAGGCACTTTCCCTTTTTCCTTTAAATTCGGTATTAAAAACAATTTCATTAAAATAGTCTATTGTTTCTTGAGATCTTTGTATTTTTTTTGGGGTGTATCCACCGCCATCAGATACCGTCTGTTCGTTTTGCGAATAGAGGTTTTTATTTGTATCATTGGTTTTTTGAGGCTTTACATTTAAAAGGCAAAAAACAAAGAAACCTATAATTAATAGGGAAGACAGAGGGCTTATTGTGTTTTTCATAGTAGATTAATTTCTACAAAGATATATAAAAAAATTAGATAAACAAAAAAAAAATTAAATTAAAGCTTCTCCCATATCATCTATATTTTGAACTATTGGACAAACCATATTTTCTGCTAAAATTTCTAATCTTTTAAATACTGTTGTTTGTGCCGCGGTTTCTGTTACCGTATTTTTAAGCGCCGAATAAACAAACCCTTCCATAGACCCCTTCCCGCTCCCAATTTTTTTCATGGCCAGATCCAACCAAGCTTCTAGCGCGGATTTTACAATTATTTTTGTAAATTTAGAACAATTAGTAAAAAATTCTTTGTAGTCAGCAACATCTAAATTTGCAAAAACATTTATAATAAGTAATGTGATAAAATCATCCGCCTTAAACCCAAGTTTTTTGACAATGTAAGTAACGATGGTTTCTTTTGCACCCCCCATTAGTTTGTCTCCTAAGTTAAACCCAAGACCACCAAAGATATCGCCAGCAAGACCTTCATTTAATCTGTTTAATTTTTTCATAGATTTTTGAAGATCAAAATAGGCACTTAAAACTAACTGAGATGAAAAATCCTCAACCAACTCTTTATTAAAATTATATTGATGTTTTTTAACATTATTAAACGAAAATTTTCTATGTTCTTCATTTAAAATATTATTGATCTTAAACTCTAAAGTTGATTCTGCTGTGATATTGCCCTGAGTAACTGTTCCAAGACCAGTCGCTAAATTCTGTAAACCATAATACGTAGGGTCACCTATTAAGGCTTCAAAATCATCTTTAAGACCAAGTATTCCTCCCGCTTTAAACATTCCTTTTTTATTACAACTAATTGTACTTAACTTTCTTTGTATTAGTTTTTCATTACACTGATCTTTAGTAACACTTTTATCGTTATTTTTACAAGCTTTAAGTAGTCTTACAAATTCTCTACATTGATCAGGAGTTGGGTCAAAAACAACACCACCATTTCTAGTTGGCCAATACGCCTTAGTTGTGGCCACACTTGAGTCAATCCCCATAGTTCCCAAATTGTCTTTTGCCGATTTTAAAGTAAACCCTAAACCCAATTCAGTTTGATTTGAAGGTTGTATGTCGGTAAATCCTTGTTCTTTCATTATCTTGTCAGTTTCTTCGGCGTTGTCAAGAAATTGTTGACTACCACCCTCAACTTTTCTCCAAACTTTTCCCTGAGGATCACCATCCCAAGGCAATTGTTTACCATTTTGTCTTAAATCTCTATATTCAACTGCAATAAAATTACTCATATTAGACGGTTCAGCAGTGGTATACATACCACCATATCTTTTTAAATAAGAATCTAACACCGCTTTATTATATTCAGATAAATTACCTTGACCATAATCCTCAAATCTTTGTAGTTCTCCACATCCGGTTCCAGCTCCTCCTGGGAATCTTTGAGGTTTTAGTCCTGAGGCAACTGTATAAGCTAATAAACCTCTTTTTCCTGATTGTGTGTTAGGATCTACAACACCAAAAACCACAATATTTTCACTACCAAGTTTACCCGACGCATAGGCAACAGCATCTGGTGTCATATTGTAAATTTCGGGAAACTTATTCATTAAAGGAACATTTCCATCTATAGGGGATGATGGTGTCATTGATTTTATACCACCTAAAAACTTTAAAGTTGGGCAATTTGTTTTGGCGTTTGATAATACCAAATTAGTGTCTTTATAATTTATACCTCTTCCGGTTTTACCTACCACATATTCTTCATTTAAAATTTTACTTAAAATACTACTTACATCCATTTTTTTTATTTTTTAAATTTGAAAACTTCCTCCACCATAACTTTTAGCACATATAGCACTCATGTCTGAAGAAGTGAAACTTTTTTTATTTATTTTATTTTTTAGTGCGTCTTCTGTTTCTTGATTAAAGAATCCATTAGGCGTTACTCCCAAACAATCTTGAGCCTTTTTAATATTGTCATCACCTTTTTTTCCGATACATCCTTTATAATAAGGTGGTTCACATTCAACATATTTATTTCCTTCGGAATCTTTAAGGTTTTCATCATTAGGTCCTTCATCTTCTGTGTCTCCACCGCCTCCACCGCCTCCGCCGCCTCCGCCTCCGCCGTCTCCACCATCAGGAATACAACCTTTTCCTTCAACCATATGAGTTCCTGGTTCACAAGGGTTTGGAGCATTATCTCCAAACAATTTTTTATATAACCAATAAGCCCCAACCGCTAATGATCCCCATTTAACAATTGACCATACAATGGCCCATCTATTACCTTTAGCAAAAAGTCTACCAAAAAATCCCGTATTAGACCTAGTTTCAGATTCTATAACTCTTAACATTCCATCAGGATCTCTTCTACCCCAATCATCAAAATTTTTAAAACCACTATTTCGCGCTAAATCATCCGCATCTTTACCTGTAGCCTTATAAAGATCATCAGCATATCCATCCAAATATTTTGCATATTCAGCATTACTCATATTTTTAACGTTATTGTTAATATTGATGTTAATATTTTGAGAATTTTTACCTGCGTTTTTACCTGCGTTTTTACCTGTGTTTTTACCTGTGTTTTTAACTAAGTTTTCGCCCGTGTTACCTATAATAGATAATCTTTTTGTGTTAGATTTAAAAAGAGCCTCCGCTTGTTGTGGACCTATTTTCATGTCTTTTGTTACCCTTGAAATAAACTCTGATTTATTTAAATTCCCATACTTATTAATAAAACTTGCTCCCTCCACCGTTTTATCGGCAATACCCTGAAGTAATTTAATATCTGTTGTGTTTCTAAATGCGTTTCTATAAACTTTTCCAGCTTCAGCTGGCGCTAGTTTACCAGCCTTTAGTGCTCCAATAATTTCATCAGTTGTTTTTAATAATGTTATTCCGTCTTTAGCGGTAATAGTAAGTTTTTTACCTTGATTTAAAGCGGTTCTTAATTCATTTTCTGATGCTTTCAACATTTGTCTTTCTATTTTTGCAATATCGTCAACAGTTTTTATAGTGTTAACAACCGTATCACCCTTACCTTCTTTTAAAATAATTTCTTCGTTTTCAGTTAAAGTTGATTTCATATCATAATTTGATAATAATCTAATCCTTAATATTTCGTTTAGTATTTCTTTTTCCATATTAATCATTTCCCCATGCATTTATATCGTCCAAATTATTCTCACCAGTATCTAAAGCTGCCAATAAATCATCAGATTTTGTTGCCAATTCTTTATTTTGTTTTTCAACCGATGCCGCATTAATTGCGTTTTGTTTATCCATTTCTTTCTTTTTGGTTTCTAAATCGGAAAGTTTTTCTTTTTGTATTTCACCATAAGCTCCTAATCCAGTTATTAATCCAAGTTGTATTAAAACAGGTCTAAATTGTGGTTTACTAAATAATGATTTTATTGAATTTAAAAACCCGGTAACTACCTTTCCAAGACCAGTTAAAGCCGGTCCAAATAACTTAGCAAAAAAACCTGTTCCAAGTTTTGCAGAATGCTGAGCGAATTTAGCTGGTAAATCTTTCATCGCTCCAACCATTTTTGTAAGAATTCCCATTATGGATTTGTTTTTAGCGATTGTTACTGCCGCTTCAGCCCCTGAAGAAATTCCTTTAAAAACCCCTTTTATTACGGCTCTTGCTCCTCCCGCAGCTGCCCCAGCAAAAACTAACCCTAAAACATCACATCCAAAAAATAAATATCTTACCCACATAGGATCATCTTTGTTTTCATAATCTTCGTTAATAAATTCATAAAGGTCTAACGCAACAATGATCGCCCAAACAACTACCTGACCAATTTTACCAACACCAGTCGCTATTAAAATGGCATCTACAATCATACCAACAGTGCTATAAGCGGCGGACCTTATTTTTCTTGCCGCCCATAAAAACCCTCTGCCAATTATTGCCATAAGTTCTGTAAAATCCCCTTTAGAAATTGCAATACCTGCCGCTTTTATACCATCCCAAGCTTGTGAAAGTGTGTCTTTAATGCCTGTGTAGGTTGATTTTACGGTGTCTACCACAAAATTACCCACAGCTTTTACTCCCTGTACTCCTTTATTCCAAAGCCATTGGATTGCATTATCTTCTTTAATTAAAATTTTAATTAAATGTTTAATTGACGATAAATCTCTATTACCTTCCATTATAAGTCTTTTGGAAAAAAAGTTAGACGCTTCTTCTTTTATTACCGATGTAAATTTGGAAGTTTTATAAAGATGTTCTAAAAATAAAAATAGGTTGTCTGGATTTTTCCAAATATCCCCTAAATTTGTTTTTGTTTTTACTTCAATTAATTGATCCATAAATACGACATATTTATTATCGGAACTTAACCAATTTGTAAAAACAACATCATCTTCAATTAAAAAAGATTTATTGTTAGAATGTTGTTTTAATAACTCTCTTTTTTCAGATTCATTAATTTGTATATTTCTTACCATAATTTATAAATATCTACTAATTTTGTTTATAATAAAGTATTTGACTTACCTCTCGTTATTTTGTATAAATCTTTCCATTTGGCCTTGTAATCAATTTGATTTGCAACACTTCTTGTTAACCCCGTCTCCCATTTTGTTACAGTAGGATATGCAGCTCCACCTGTGGATGGTGGCGACTCATCTTGTTCCCCCATTTCTTTTTTATTTGTTGGGTAAGTATATGTTGTTAACAAATAAATAATTTTATCTAAATCCATTTTTTTTTTATAAATAGTTTTAAAAACATAAAAAAATGGTTATATTTGTAAAAACAATTAAATATGAAAAAAATACTTATATCCTTTATTTCCTTAGTTTTAATAACTTCTTGTGTGAAATACGCCCAACCACCTCTACTTAGTTTAAGTGGTGAATATAGAATTGATAAAATTACCTATGAAAATAGGGACAACTCAGGTTTAAATCAAGTTTTCTATCCTGGCGATCTTTATGTTAATGAAAGTGAAACAAAGCCAATAGACTCTATCTCTGTTGGTTTTACAAGGTTGGCATTGGATTATTCCATAATATATTTTAACCCTGTTGATTTACCGAGTGGTGGCACAACTTGGAGTAAAAAATATACTTACTATACTCATGGCCAACGTAGTGTATATGATTATGGTTATATTGTTTTTAACTATGATGGAACTCGTCGTGTGTGGAAAATTCTTGATGATGGGGTAGAGAGTCTTGCAATAAGAACTTCAGGTAGTTATGATTTTGGGTCAAATACTAGTGGGGAAACAACAACCATGTTTTTAACTAGAGTTGGTCCTTAAGTAAATTCAGGTTTTGGTAATTTATCTGGATTAATAACGTAATACTCATTTAAAAAAATCATTAGATTATCCTCATCAATTGATGGGGATTCTAACCAATAAAATTCGTCTTCATCTTCTTCGTCTTGGGTATTGTAATCTTCCATTATTATTTCATACCCAAAATCAGAAGCTTCGCTTAAACTAATAAAATCCGTTCTCATCTCTTCTTCAGAATCAATATTTAATCTAAAATGAACCTCAACAGTGTTTATATTTTCGTGAAGATAAAAAAATATTAATTCTTGAATTTCCATTTTTAATTATAATTTTTAAATTTTTTAAACATATTTAAAGACTCATTTATGTTTGATAAAACATCATATTGGTTTTCTTCGTCAACACTAGAAATATCTAAGTCATCAGAAAAATTATAATCTTCATCATCTTCCGTTTCATCATCTTCCGTTTCATCATCTTCCGTTTCATCATTATCCGAATATAAACCATCTGTTGAGTAATCCTCTAACTCATCAATGTCATATTCATATTGATCTAAATTTTGACTCATTTCATCTTTAAAATTACCATAGCTCACATATTCTTGTTCGTTTTCGTTTGGAGAAGGGTAGTTATCATTCATAGTGTCTTTATCTACTAAATTAGTATCAGAAAAATTATCAAAATCAACAGTTCCGTTTTTTAAATGACGGTATTTCATATTACTTTGAGATTGTGGGTCACCACCAATCATGTCTGATCCTGTGTGTGTTTCATTAATATTCATGTTGCTATATGGTTTAACAACTCCTTTGTTATTTACAGTTAAACCCATCTTATCGTTTGCCAAATCCTGAACATATAATGGAGTCTGATTACTCTGTTGATTATATTTAGTCACATAACCATCATAAATATGTTTATGTTGATCCAAGATATTGTCTTTTTCTTGTTTATCCATTTTAAAAAAATATGCGTTCATAGTTGTTTTGTTTTTTAATAAATATTTATCGTTTATCAAATATTTTTTTTAAAACACTAAATGTTTTATTTATTCTATATTTATTATATAGATATATACTTATGTTATGGATTTAATTTTAACGGAATCACAATTTATTAAATTATTAAAAGAACAACAAGAGGAAGAAATTGCCGGAATTTTTGAAAAATCAAGAGACTTTACAAAGAAATTTTTAAAAGATGTTAAAAAACAATTTGGAATTGATTTTACTTTTTTATTAACTTGGGGTTCTGTTATTGGGGGATTTGTTGGTCCAATCTCAAATTACATGGAGGATCGTTATTCAAACTTATCAGAATCTGACATTACTTTAATTTGTTTTGGAATAACTTTAACGTTTTTCTCAACCAATAAAGAAAAATTACATAAAGTTTTAGAAATTATAAAAGAAAAAAAATTAATAACTTTTTTTGATAGGGCAATGATAAAATCTTACGAACTAAAAGATGCTATGTTTAATTTTTTAGATAGTTTAAATATTACATTTTCAAAAGTTTCTAACATGATTGCTTATACTTTTTTAATCCCATTAGTTCCTTTATTAAAAGATATGTCAGATCTTGATTTATCAGAACAACAAGTCAATCTAATTGTAACTGGTGTTAGTCATTACACTGGTGGTATTTTTGCGTCTAATTTATTAACAACATTAATAGATAAGATAATTAAAAGATTTAAAGATTAGTCTTATAGTCTAATATTTTCTTAATGGTAAGTTTTACTTCATCGTCGTTCATTTTATGAACATCCTTATACTTTTTAAACCAACCTATCATTACATCATTAAATGGTCTTCCCGTAATTTTAGACATTCTTTTAAATCCGTAGTATTGAGAATCTAATTCTTTTGGTTTTGTGTAATAATCATATCCTTCTTCTTCGTCATCTTCATCATCATTTGGTTCAACATTAAAGTCGAATAAACCTTTGTTTTTTTGGTAGTTGTGTCTTAATTCATGAGCTAAAATTTCATTTAACTCTCCAATCATGTCATATAATATTTTATTTTTTGTTTCAGGATTATATACGATTTTAACAATGACAACATCTTCACCATCATCGTCGTCAGAATAGTAATCCGCGTTTAATAAAAATCCATCAACACTTTTGGATTCCTCTAATAATAATTCAACAGTAACAAAAATATCTTTAAAATGATATTCATATTCATTCTCATTAATGTCCTCAGGAAGATAATATTCTCCCACACCCTTTTCCTTATATAGTGTGACAATATCTTTGACAATTTTTCTTATCAAAGAATCATACTTATAAGATTCAACTATTGTCTGTTTGGTTAAAGTCATATATTTTTTATTTAATTCTTGATCTAAATCTTCTTCTTTTTATAATATAATTAAATTTTTACCATGCTTTGCAACTCCAGTATCTTGGTTTCCACTTTGGCCCAGGATTATCACAATTATGTCTTGCTCTAAATGATTTTCTCCTATCAGGATTGTTTTTTTTAATTGTCATTATTTTACCTTTGGCCGATTTTCCACCAAAACCAAAATTTACTTTAACAACCTTTCCTTTGTCGTTTTTTACGTAAACTTTAGACTTCTTAATGTCCCCTTGCATAGGTTTACCCAACTGAACTTTTCTTCCTTGATATTCTGCCTCTGAAATAAATTCTAAATTTTCCATAGGAATTTCTAAATAGACATTTTCACCATTCTCTAAAATTACTTTTTTACCTAAATCTGATTCCACAATTAAACGATCTTCGTTATTTAATATAATATGTCCTTGATTATAAAGTCTTCTTACTTCATTTATTAAATTGATAAAGGATCTTGAATAAGTTTTAAGAATATTTTCAGATAAAGGTATTTTTTTTTCTAAGTGATATTTTAATATATCTGAAATTAATACATTATTTTTTAATTTCATCGGGTGGTTATAATATTCTTCTAACACTTGTTTTACAACATTTTCAACAATTCTCATAGTATTGTATATTTATTTATATAAATACTAAATATAATAATAAAATTTCAAAACATATGAGATCAAATAAACTATTAGACTTTAAAATAAATAAGATTGTAAGATCTGTTTTAAATGAGGAAAATGAGATTAATTCTAAAAAGGAAATTAAAAAACCTAAATGTATACCCGAAAACGTTATACCATTAGAAGAAATTGTTGGTAGATCTGACGAATACTCGAAATACACTCCTGGTATCACAAAAAGATCTATGGGCGTTAATTCTATGGTAGATACTTTAGGTATTTTAAATAACATTAGGTTATTTAAAGATGTAAAAGATGGTGGTTCCCATTTATCTTATGAAATGATGAATCATTTAAATAAGTTTAGAAATAAAAATTATTATGATGAAACAACAGGTGATTGTCATAAAGCAATGGACAAAATTATTGAATTATATAAGGAAAATGAACACGGAACTGAATTAGTTAAGGATATTGAAAGGGTTTTAAATTTACAAACAAAAGAAGATGAATTTACCCCATCACCAAGATCAAAAGAATATTTAAAACAATCATTAAATTTAATTAAGGGAGTTTAACGTCCACATTATAACTAATTTTTTTATTGAGGATATTATACAAAAAGACTAAAATAACCTCTATTTTAATCAAAAAACCCCTATTTTAGGGGTTTTTTTGTTATATATATAGACAAAAAATGACCAAAAACAGGTCTTTTTCGAGAATTTTATCTATTTTTTAGTTATTTTTTTAGCAATTTCACCCATTCTTTGGTTAAAATTACCAATTTGACCTCCAAAACTACCAATATTTTTGTAAAAATCTTCTAAATTACCCAAATTATTAAGGTTTTTAGTAAAATTTGATGGATTTTGCATGTTTTTTAGGTCTTTTAAGGTAAAAAATAGTGATTTTCCGTATTTTTTCCACCAATATATGAATAAAATGGTTGTAAAAAGAATAATTATACTAAAAATTAGTAAAGAAATTGATAAAAATGTCATAATTTGTTTGTTTTTATGTAAAAATGAGCAAATTATATGATATAATCAAGTGTTTAAATAAAAAAAACGTTATTATTGAGTCATAAAGTATTTTACAACCTCAGTTGCAAGTCTATTTACCCTATGTGTTGCTGATGATCCCGTAATTTCTTTATTTTTCTGTTCTAAATCAGTAACTGCGGCTGAAATCATGATATTTCTAACCATTTCTGACATTTCTAAGATTTTTTTAATCAATTCTTCATCTTTATCGTCTAAATCTTGTTGTTTACGGTATAAATTAAAGTATGTGGTCAAATAATCCTCAGTTTTACCTAAAAATTGACCTGATTCAAACATATTTACCACACCCAATTGTTTAATTGCGTTTAAATACTCCATAATAGACTTTAAATCAGACTTTTTAAAGAGTCTTGACCACTCATGTCGTTTTATTAACTCATCAAGATCTATAATTCTACCTTCATTTAGGTCATTTTGGTCGTTTTGACTATATTCACGATCTAACATCCAAGTATCGCTCTGTGGGAGTAAAGATAGGGTAGATATAACCTTTTCATCGTCATCATACCACTCTACATCATACATATAGTCAAATTCTGACCCAAAACTAGGTTGTTGACCTATTCTTTTAACCTTTCCTTTGGTTCCTGTATCAACATCTTCACCTGGCATGTATATTAGAACTATGCGATCACCCTCTTTTAACTTAGGATTTTGTTTTTTACTCATATAAATAAATATCTACTATTTAACTAATGTTAAATTACCTATAAATTCATTTATTTTGTCAGTTTTAGGTGTTTTAAATCTTAATTTCCAAGTATAAACACCATCTTGACATGGTTTATCGTCATAATTACCATCCCAACCCATGTTTGTGTTATAAGATTCCCATATTATCTGTCCCCAACGGTTATATATTACAAATACATAGTTAAAAACGTCTACTCCTGACGTAATTATGGGTTTAAATGTGTTATTTCTTTCATCACCATTAGGTGTAAAGGCGTTTGGTATGTAAAATATCTCATTTGGACACAATTCTAAGGTTACAATGAAGTTTTCGGGGTTAGAAACACATCCATTGTCCCATCTAACCACTTGAAATTGGAATATTCCATCTTGATCCCAAGTAATATTTAATGTTTGACTAATTGTTGTGTCTCCAAACGAGTACCATTCGTTATATCCACCACTTGCAGACACTGCATCAAAGATATCGGTAATGGTATCTCCCTCACATATCTCATGATACTCGGTATTTTCAAAAACAACACCGTTTACAACAGGAGAAATGAGTGGTCTTGGGTATACTTGAACATTTATTGATGTATTAAACAAACAACCTGACTGAATATAGTTGTAATTCACAACATCAAGACCAATAAATCCGTTATTTGGACAGTATTGTCCACCCCAAACGTTTAATCCACTAAAAATTCCACCTTGTGGGGTACCATTTAGGTTAATACAGTTGTCATATTCACAAAATGGACCAACTTGAGTGATTGATGGAAGAATATTTAACACAACAAGGTTAAAAGTTTCAGGTAATGACTGACATCCAAGTTGATTAACACCAATAACCGATAGTGAGTTAGGGTAATTACCCCCATTTACACCAGTAACATCTAAATTTATTTGGTCTGTCCCTTGTCCTGTAGTGATATTTCCTATTGTGTTAGTCCAAACATACCCTAAGTTAGGGAAAACACTTGTAACACCATAAGGATTGACTGTAGAGTTATAACAAACCGTATCTAAACCTGTGATTTGGTTGATTGTAACCATTGGAGGATCAATCAATGTTGTTGTTCCTTGTGCGGGGCAGTTATATTGATCATAAACCGTAACAGTTTGTTGTCCTGAACATAGATTTGTTGCCGTTTGAGTGGTTTGACTGTTACCCCAAAGGAATGTATATGGTGCAACACCATCAATTGGGTTTACAGTTGATGTTCCATCACAATAACCAAAGCAAGTTGGGTTGATATTCACAAATTGGGGGGATTGTAATGGTGGGGGATTAAGTAAAGTTGCTGATCCACTGTATGTGCAACCTGCGGCATCCACTAAATTAAACAAATAGTTACCACTACATAAGTTGTTTAGGGTTAAGTTTGTTGATCCACCGTTCCAAGAGATAGTTGTTACTCCTGTTCCACCATTAGGAACCACAGTAATTGATCCATTACACCCATTATTACAGTTTGGGTCTTGTAGAACTAAATTTGGTGGTGGCAATTGTGGTGGACCTGGTGCAACAAAGACAGTGTCGGGCCCTAAATTACCAATACCTGCGTTACAGGTTGACCATCCGGCATTACAAATAGGATAAACTAAATGACAAGTGTAATTTGCGCCAGCAAGAGGGGGTGTAACTGTGATTGTAGGGCCCGTTCCGATTGGATTTGGATTACCTACTTGATACCATGTTAATACAGGTTGAACTGTAGGACCACTTGGTGTCCATCTATATGAGTTGTTTTGAGTTGACCATTGTGTTGAGTTTCTACCAGGGACAACAATACCAATAGTTCCCGGTTGGTTATGAATCCCTTGAACTGCTGTTCCAAGAGCCCAATTAGGACAATTTGGTTTACTCTGTATGTGGTTTTCAATTACATTTGTTGATTCATAGATTACAATATGAAAATTACCTTGTAAATTAGTGCACAAATACATAGGAACGTTAATCCAACTAACTGTTAATTTTCTACAAGGGGCAACTCCACTAATTTGATATCTGATTTGCCCGCCGATGCCCGGGTGCCAGTCTTGCCAAGGACCCATAATACAATTCTTTGGAACATTTAACCCACCATTAGGAATTGCAACTGACGCAAAGGTTGCTGGTTGACCACCTGAAAAACCAATCCATCCATTAGATCCAATGTAGAACTGTGTGTATGTATTTCCAAAAAAACAAAAGGTAAACCCTATGTTTTGTGGTTGAGATATTGCATCATCACCTAAAAAGACTTGTGTTCCTGTGTTGGCTTGGGCAACATAAGGAATGTTTGTTACACCGTAGTTTGTTGTTTGATTTGGATTTGGTCCACCAGGCCCACACTGACTTAAGTCCGCCGTTAAAGTGGTTGAGTTAACACCACAAGGTAATAGTTGATCTGGCCCTAAAGCCGGACAATATTGCGAATAAACAAAAAGGGGAAATAAAAATAAAAGTAATAAATGTTTCATACTATAAATACGAGTTTAATTTGGTTGAGTTGTTATTAAATAAAAATTAAACGGAGACAATTGCTAATTTTTAACATTAGAATTTAACCATTAGGTATAAATTGTATGTAAAATGATTAAACTTATCAAGATAGATTTAAAAATTTACCATAATTTAATAAATACCATTTTACATATTTAAATCCGTTGTTTATATTTTATAAAAAATTTAAAATATGAAAATTGTAGATGTAAACAGTTCCGTGACTGTAAATTACACGGGTAAATTAGAAGATGGGTCTATTTTTGATTCTTCTTTAACTGAAGGTAGAGAACCATTAGCAGCAACTTTGGGCAAAGGGTCTTTGATTCCTGGATTTGAGAAGGGTTTGATTGGCATGAAAGAAGGCGATAAAAAAACAATTGAGATTGATTACATGGACGCTTATGGTGAAAGAAAAGAGGAGTTAATTGCTGAAGTTCCAAAAGACAGAGTTCCTGAAAATATTGAGGTCGGTCAAATGTTACAAACAACAACACCACAAGGACCAATGAATGTTGTTGTTAAAGAAATTAATGAAGATAACATTGTTTTAGACGCTAACCATCCGTTGTCCGGAAAAAATTTAATTTTTGAATTAGAATTAATTTCTGTAGAATAATTTTTTAAATTAATTTTTTATTAATATATTTGTAATTATCGTTAATTAATATGAAAGATATGTTAAAAATTAAAAAGGAGGCTAGTCTTTATAAAGATCTACCACAAAAAGAATTAGAAAAGGTTATTCGTGGTTATAAAAGTTTAGTTAGATCTAATTCTGACAAATATAATTTTATTATAACTTTTATCTTTATGGTTATCCCATATTTAATTTTTGTTGATATAACTTTTATTACAATATTATTGGTGATTATTCTTCATTATTTATTTATGTGGAAATATATAATTAAACATAAAAAATTAAAGTTGGTTAGCAATGAAGATAAAGAAGAGATTGATGAAATTATTTTAATTTTGGAAAAATATTTAGAAAACAAAAAACCCATCGAATAGATGGGTTTTTTTATTTTAAATGATATTAAGAGTTTTTTCTTCTATGTTTCATATCAAGACCTTTAAATAGTAGTGCTATACCAGCGGCAATCATAGCGTATGTTACAGGACCTGTAAAATTACCAAGACCAGCATTTGCTGTAATATCGTGAATTAAACTTGTCAATTGACTTTCGGAATAACCCATAATTGATCCAAGTGCTGCAACCGCTCCTGTTACTGATATACCAGCGCCAGCCCCAATTACAATTTTTTCTTTACGGTCAGATTTTCTTGATGATAAATTTTTATCTTCGTCATCCTCTTCATTTAGATATCTACCATATCTTCTTCTTGACTCCTCTATTTCTATTTTATCTTGTATTTTATCTTTTAATTTTTCTTCTTGATTTTTTGATAGTCGTCTTTTTAGATAAGTGGAGATTTTTTTAACCGCCATTTCCTTACTCATTTCTGAGTAATCACTTTCATTGTCCATATCATCATGATCCGAATCCTCGTCGTCCATTTTTTCTTTAGTTTCAATAACAAGTCTTCTAATTAAAGAATGAAATGCAGATTCTGTTAGTCTAATTTTTTTTCCCATTTTTTTTGTTTTTTATATAAATATCTATTTATTTTTAAAAGTTTATTTTAATAAATTACTTTATCGTTTTTTGTTTATTTTAATCCTTTAGTTAAACCAAAAGCGTAGATTACTTTTTTAAATTCTGACACATGTTTTTTTAGTAGTCTAGCGCAGACTCTTTATTTTGAATATTTCTTCGGATTAGGGACTGGCATTATTTTCTTTTTTTTAATGTGGGTTAATTGTGGGGTATCTTGATTTGGTAATAGAGGATATTGCTCAACTAACATTAAATCTTTAAGAACCACGTCTAATTGTTTTTCCGTAATATATATTTTAAATCCCATAATTTTTTTATATTCTATTTAATCTTTCTATTCTTTTAAGATATCTTTCTAAATTATTTTTTGAACTTTCTAAAGTTTGATATAATCCACCTATAATATCGGTTAATTCTTGTTTTTGTCTTCTGTCAAGATTTGAATCTTTAATATCGTAATAAAGGTTTTTAACTGACGCAATTAAATTTTTATCATAATATACGTTAGAAATAAGATCTTCCATAATTTCTGATAGGTCATTTGCGTATCCAGAATATCCACGACCAAAAAACGTGTCAAATAATCCTTCATTTATATTATCGGATTTTACTTTTTTAACTATTCTTTTTATATCTGACTCATTTATCATATAATATTTTTATATATAAATATACCATAAACTAAATATTTTAATATAACTATAATTAAATTTATGTATTATGTTTAAATAAGTGATTGAAATCTCGATAAAGTGGGTTTTGTTTGAGTTGGTTGGAAGCTATCAAAGCTATACACATTTGAAGTTGGTTGATTTTGTTTAACTGTTGTGGTTGTTTGATCTGTTGTGAGTCCTTTTTTTATTTCATCAAAATAATCTTTTTGTTCTTTTGTTGCATCATTTGGAACATATGAAATTAATTTTTGCTTTAAGACATTAAATAGTGAAGTATTAAGTTTAACATTGTTAATTTTGTTAGTTACGGTTTTTTTTGATGTTTCAAAAAGATTAACTAATTGTGTTTTTATGTCATTATCATTTTTATATAAAGACCAATCAAGACCAATTATAGCGCTTGGTTCTATGTTTAAATATCTTGCCAAAGTCTTAACAAAATTTGATGCTTGTGGTAATGGTTTGTTTACCTCATAAAGAAGTCTTATTTGTTTTTTTTCACTTTCAGAAACTATAAATTGACCCATGATACATTATTTTATATGTATAAATACTTAAAATAATTAAAATCTTTATAAAAAAGATGCGGTTCTCATAATTAACTCCAATTTACCCTCAAGAAGTTTTATTTCTTTTAGTTGGTTTTCGTTTAAATTAAGTGATTCACCCTTGATTGAGGAAATTTTGTTTTGTGTTTTTGTATATTCATACATTAGTTGATTATACTTTTCGGCCTTTTGTTCATTATTCATAATACATATATAGTTAATAAATACAATAAGGAAATAAAAGTTTAATTAAAAAACCAGTAGTTCTTCTAAAAAGTCAATGTAATCAATTCCTTTAAATAACATTTCATCGTAATACCTCTCTCTAATCCAATTAGAAAATTGTAGAATGAATTCGTCTCTTTGAAGTGGAATGAATTCTGAGAACTCAATTTCAAGAGATCTTAAAGTTTTTATTTCTTTAGTTGATGGATAATAAACAATCTGTGGTCTTAATTGATCATCTATGGTATAAAATATAAAAACCATTTTACCAAAGATTTTTGATTCTACGGGAATTAATTCACCATAAACCAAATCAAATAATTTCACACTTGCTCTTTTCATTAATAACAAATATAAAACAAAAAATTAAAAATTAAACCTCATTAATTTCATCAATCCAATCATCATTCCAATCTGAATCCATATGTTCCGAATCAATTTCTTCACCTTCATATGGTTCATATAAACTATCGGATTGCATGTCTCGTAAAATATCTTTTGTTAGTGGAATATAACTATCAAAATTAGTTAAATAAGTATCATGGACATTAATTGTTCTATCCACAATATGTAAAATTTCATATTTTTTTAATTCAGGTCTATTAATTGGTTCTGTCGTAAAATTTGGGTTATTAATAAATAAATACATAATGTAAGTGACATCTTCAAATTCGTTTTCTAAACCATAACTTTCCAACTCTGATTCAATAATTGGGTATGACTGTTGGAATTCATTTTCATAGTCTTCTCTCATATCTGCAATAAACACTCCATCGTTTTCTAAAGATTCAACAATTGAAAGTAAAATTGGTCTAATCGCCTTATCAGGATATTGTTCTATTTTTCTTGACATATATAATATATAGTTATTTTTTTAGGATTTTTAAACTCGTATCATTTATTTTTTGGTTATATTCTTCACTAAATTGTATTTTTACAAGTCTAACTCTAACATAATCTTCACCAAAGAAATAAGATAACTCATCACTAATTGAATTTCCCAAATAATTGGTTAACATATAATCTTTGTTTAAATTATCATTCAAAGTTTTAAAAACAACAAAAAACTTAGTGGTTCTTTCGTTACCATCAATAATCTCAACTAACACATCCAAATGATCGTAATATTCTCCAACAGAAATCATTCTTCTTTGGCCAGTGATTATAAATTGATACTGAAAATCAATATTTAAGTCAGGAGTAAATATTTTACCATCATAATCAAAGACCATGTCTTTGATCACCTTATTAATTCTTTCTATGTGTTTTTCAGATATCATATAATTTACATATATTTATTTTTAAAATAATGAATCAATTCCTTTATTGGTGAAATTAACAATTTAGGGTATTCGTTATTTAAAAAATCAATGAGTTCTTGAATCGATTTAAATTTAGATGGTGTGTAATCTGTTCTAATACCTGAATTATCATATTCATCATAGTAATCTCCTGACTCTATATCTTCAAAATAAGAACCATCAACCGGTGTTGAGCAGTTTCCATCCCAATAAGGTGTTGCCATCCCTGACAATTTATATTTTTTATCTTCATATTCAAAATTAACAGACCCACCAAAACTATCCCAATTTAAGTTTAGAATCATTTCTCCGTTATTAAAGTTAAAGTTTTTATTAATTAAACTTGTTCTATAAAGTATTTGGATAATTATATATGATAAATCACAACTAATTCTAATTTCTTTATCTTTAAGATAATAAATAACTTGAGATTCTTTCAGACCTATTAATTCTGATATCTCATAAATATCCATACCATCATTCCACATTTTATAGATGAGGTTTGATTGCTTCTCGTTATTAGATTCAAAAATATTTGAATATTGGGATTCAGAAATTATAATCTTCATATGAGATAAATACCTTGTAAAATAAAAAACCCACCTTATTGGGGTGGGTGATTAAATAAAAATTATATTAGTTATTTAATAATTTCTATATCTTCTTCTTCTTGACTCTGCAACAGTGCTAGCGGCAGATTCAGTCTCAGCCGTAGTCAATAGGGCGGTTAGAGCCGTTAATGCCGACGTTAAAGACGTTGATTTTTTTGTTATACTACCAATACATCCAGTTAACATATCAATTTTTGACATTCCAGGGTCATTCCCTTTACATTCTTCAGGGATATCTTCAACTTCAAATTCTCCTGCGTCCATAACTGTTTGTTCTATATCAAATTCATCTTCTTCTCTAACAATTCTTTTAACGAGTCTTGTTAAATCTCTTTCTGTTAGTCTTATATCTCTTCTCATAATATTATTTTTTATAATATAAATACTTTAGTTTTTAAAAAAATTAAACTTTACAACTTAAACAATGATTTTTAATTGTTTCGTTTGTTTCGTTTGTTACATAAACTCTTTTACCAAGTTTGGATTCTAATAAAAATTGATTTTTGGAACACGAATATTCCCCCTCATTTCCCATTAATTGGCCCATCTCAAAATATTGTTTAATACCTTCTCCCGATATATTATAATCAAATATTACCTTACACTTGTCTGTTGGATCAACTTTAATATTTTTTAAACTTAAGTTTCCTGTTTCTTTATCAGGGCCTGTTATTTCAATATCAAATGTTTCTTGTGATTCAATACCCTCTCTTAGTTTATTTTTTTTTGTTTTAAAAACATACATGTTTAGAATTCTATTTTTTTCTTGTTGGTCAATTATAATTCTCCTCATAATGTTATTCTTTATATATAAATATTAAATAAAACAAAAATTTTTAATTAGTTTTTTAATGTAGGGTTATAAAAACTATTTTTCCTCAAAATATGTGTCAACAATATCTGAGAATCTTAACCCCATAATTCCAATCCCAAGATGTTCAGTAATTTCATCATCAACATATTCATGACCATTTTCATCCATAAACCATTCAAAATCACCTCTATCTTGATATAAAATTTTATGACTTTCAAGTTCAAATAGATACATAGGTCCCCAAAAATTTAAAGACTTTTTTAACTCCCCCCAACTTAAAGCGTCATCAATAAAAACTCGTGGGATATCCTCTTGAGATGTTATTTGTTTGATTCCATTTGTAAAATCAATATTCAGTTTATCTTTTAAAAATTTTTTTATTTTTTCCGATCTTGACACATTTTCAGAAATACTTTTTTTTATATTCCTAACCATTCTTTCGTATCTTTTAATTACGCCCGATTGAGATTCCGTTATAATGATTTTCATATATGATAAATATGTAGGAAATAAAAAACCCCACTGATTAGGCGGGGTTTGATTTAAATTTAGTTAGATTATTCAGAATCAGTAGTTGTTGGAATCACAGTTCCAACCGGATACGACGATCCTTCAGGTGCTTGTGTAATCGATGTTTGACCAGAATGAACTCTAATGGCTCTTCTTAAAGGAACTGCCATCTCATTTAATGGCCCAACACATTCTGCCAATTCAACACCATTAATAGTTTTAAAAATCTTACATGGCATACAGAACATATTACTCATTTGAGTGTTTGGAGTATCTCCAATTACAAATGAACGATTTACTGTAGGTAAAGTTTCCCAAGTTGGTGCTTGAGGAACCTCATCATAATACCAAAAGAAAGACCATACTGTATCTTCAGTTCCATCAGGAGTAACAGATGGGTTTGGGACCAATTTAAGGTTTGCAATTGACGGACCATTCATTACTGGACATACTGAACGACCCTCTTTAAATTTTCTACCTTGGACTGTAACAATATTTCCAGTTGCTTCTGCTCCTGAAGCTCCACAAAACGCAAATTTACCTTTGTATATTTTTACTGCTCGATCTACAGAAGTTTTATTTTTTTTCAACCCTAATAAAGATGTGATTTTTAATAATAATTTTTTCATAATATAAATTGTTTTGTTATAATTAGTTTGATAAATTGTTTTTATTTAAATTTTCTACTCTTGAATTCTATTTATTTCCTCCACTGAGTCATCAGTTGTTTCTGAATCGTCCACATAATCACTAATCTCTTCACCATCCCAATAATCATATAACTCTATTGACCTTAAATCACCAATCATATTTTCATCCAACTCAATATATGATGGTATTACGGTTCTATATGTGGTAGTTTTATAAACCCTAGATGACTCACTATGAATAACTTCATATTTGTTTAATTTAGGTCTTTGTATTGGAACAGTCTTATCCAAATAACCAGGATTTAAAAGACATAAAGAAATGAAATATGAGTATAATTCAATATCTTGACCTCCAATACCAAAATATTCCAATGTAGCATCAATAAGATTAACAGTATCTTCTTCGAAAATATCATTTCCCTCAATATCAATATTGTTTTCGTCAAATTCTTTATTTAGAGTCATTATTATAACCCTAAGAGATTTGTCCGGTAAATTTACATAATTACCCATATTCTATGGCTAGTTTAATTAATTGGTGATTGCCACATTATTGGTAGGACTTTGTTGATTTGATTGTTGTGGTAGAGATAGATTTGCATAATCTTTAAGTGCCGTATTCTGATCAACGGCCGCCACATCATAATACTTGTTTTGTTGTTCACCTCGTTTCCATCCTGTTCCTGTCCACTCAAAAAATCTAGCGTTAGGATCGGTGGCGTTTGTAAGGGTTCCAATTTCAGATTTATCCTTACCAAACATTCCGGTTTTGCTTGTTCCACCAATGTTTCCTATATAGTATACTCTATTTCCGTCCGCTCTTAAAGCATTAGATTCTTGATAAAGAGGAACTTTTTTTAATTCATTAAACAAGTCAGTAACTTGCTGAGGAACGGCTTGTTCAGAGATCAATCTCCTTTCCAAACGAAAGTTTGCCTCTTGTATGTGTCTAATTTTACTATAACTTCTATTCATGATATTATCGTTTGTTAATAAATAGTATATAAAACAAAAACCCGCACTGTTTATGTTCTAATCTTTTTATTCTTTTTCACATTAAAATTATATTTATCGTAGCTAGACGAATAATCCTCTAAACCTGTGTGATACCAAAAATCAATACAATCAATATCAAGTCCCGTTTTTTCATTAACATAAGAAATAACAGTTTTGGAAAATAATTTTTTTCTTGTTGCGGCTTTTGGTATAAAATCTTCAATTTCTTCTCCGGTCTCAGAAGTAACATACAAATCTTTTTTACATCCTTTACCTTTACCACTACCCGTATAAACTCTAAATATCGCATCACCTTCTCCAATCAACTCATTTTCAAAAGGATCATTATCATTTGAATATATGTAAATCATATCTTTTTTTCTTTCATATGAAAGTTTTGGCCCATACAATGTATCTAATAAATTATAAATGACCCTTTGATATTGTTTTTTACTTATTTCTACTTTCATATTTGATCCTCCTCATTAAAATATATGTTAACCAAATCTTTAATTGTTAAACCCATTACATCAACTCCAAGATTTTCCAAAAAAGTGGATTCGGCTTTATTATACCCATCTTGGTCTACTAAATAACTAGATCCGTCAACTCGAGGTCGATATAAATAAAGTTTGTTTACATATGTATTACCAATTTTATAACCTTTATTAATGCTCATCACATAAAACGGACCACCATCATTTAACATCCTGTTAAAATCTTTTGGGTAAAAATGTGAGGCAAACACAAGTGGAAGTTCTTCATAACTTTGAATCATTCTAATTTTTCCGTCAAGGTCAATTCCAAACTTATCTTTAAGAAAAATTTTATTTTTTTCATTTGATTCACTAATTTGACTTACAGCGTCATAATCCCCCGAAACAATTTGGTTTTGACTTGGGAAGGAGTCCGTTTTACCGTTTGGAAAAACTGATTTAACTGAAAAATATGCTGTAACATTATCTGAATATATAAGAGGGTCACCGGTTAGTTGAGGAAAAAACATATCGTGAATAAAGCTTATTTCATCAAATAACTCAAACTGTGTCGTCATTCGAATTTTTTGATAGTTTTTAAAATAAACTGACACTTTTAATAGTGGTTTACTCTCTTCATTTCTCCATCCACCTGCTTCGGCGGTAGAACTTAATTTAACATCAATTTTAGATACCCAATCAAATGTTTCTGTTAGTTCATTTAAAAGTTTTGAATATGTTTTATATCTTTTTTCTATATCTTTGGGTGCGGATTCATTAATGTTTTTAAATACTACCGTTTTAAGTTGGTTTTCCGTTATAATTATTTTCATATTTGGTCCTCCTCATAAAAATACATGTCAAGAATATCTGAGAACCTTAACCCCAATACAGAGATACCAAGTTTTTCAGGGATTTCATCTTTATTCCAATATCCATCCTCATCAATAAACATTTCAAAATCACCTCTATCTTGATATAAATAATTTTCACCATCAATTTTAACAAGATACATCGGACCCCAATGATTCAAATATGTTCTGATAGTTGATGGAGCAATACCATCATCAAAACTTGTTGGAACATCATATGTGGAAGTTATTTGTTGGATCTTGTCGGTAAAATCAATATTCAATTTATTTTTTAAATACTTTTTTATCTTTTCTGATCTTGACGAATTTTCATTAATACCCATTCTTTTTTGTTTTCTTTCCCACCACCCTTTAAATTCTTCATAAAAATAATTTTTAATAAATCGAATGATTTGGTTTCTAAGGGTAACATTTGATCTATCTACAACCTTAATTGCAATGTCCCAACACAATGATTGAAAGTATCCCTCAAACGAATCCTGAGGGGTTACATTATTAGATAATAAATAATCGTGGAACAGTTCCTCAATTCTTTCACGTCTTCTAAGACCAGCATTATTGGATTCTTTTATAATTCTGAATCTCAATAATGGTTTACCGTTAATTGTAATATCTCCCTTATCATTTTTTCCAATTGTTTTTACAACAACCTTCTTATTTTTAAACTTGCCACCCATTATGGTGTCACCCACCTTGATGTCTAGTTTAATCATTTCAGTTAATTGTTCATACTGATCTTCTGTAAGAATGATTTTCATATATGATAAATATAATGGAAAACAAAAAACCCCAAACTTAATTAAAAGATGGGGTTTAGTTACTTTTATGTACCTTTATACTGTGTCTCCAAGAACCTATTGTTGATGATTATACCACATATAAAGTTTGGGGTATGACATAAGTTTCTTTACTTCTACGACTCCGGTACTGGGCATATCCATTCCAGACAGAGCGTTTAATTTTTTAATCATAGCGGGGTCCATAACTCCCCTACCCATACCATCATCGTACGCAACTGTTCCATTTCCATAAACTAATAGATTATACTTTTTACCATTAACTATGAATGGCCCAGAAGATGTACCTTCATTAATTACTCTTTTTACAATTCTAACTAAATCTGATTCAGTTAATCTTACTATTTTTCCCATAATGTTTTAATTTTTTAATTTTTTAATAAATATGTTTATGTTTTAAAAAAACCCAACAATCTTAATTTTAATGTGGGGATTTTAAATATTATTTTAATTATAAAGATCTTTGGTAAACCCAACTACCATTATGGTAATTTACTACAAAGATTACCGTATTTAGAACAGTGATTTTTAATATACCCAACTGACGCTGTTCCGGTTGATGTTGGAATTGCTTCATAAGCAAATCCGGCCGCCGTATTAAGTTTTCCAATTAGATCTCTGTCTTTAATCTCAGTGTTTACATCATTTTTACTAACAAAAGCAACCGTATCTCTACCAAAAAGTTGCACTTGATATGTTTTACCACCAACAGTTAATGGTGCCATAAGTGCTGTACTCAGACCTTCATTAATTACTCTTTTTACAATTCTAACTAAATCTGATTCAGTTAATCTTACTATTTTTCCCATAATGTTTTAATTTATTTGTTTTAATTTATTAATAAATATGTTGATGTTGCAAAAAATCTCACTTTTATTATTAATTATTTATTTTTTTTTACATTATAACATTATTAAATTGTTCGTGAGGGATGGAACTAAGTTTAATTTGATCTAGTCCCCAAATTATTGTGTCATCATAATCAACATTAATATTATTTTTAGAACAATCAATTAAACCATAACCAACATAACCATCATCAAAATTATATGATATATTCTTATTTCCCAAATAAAAATTATGAAATGAAATATATGTTTGACCAACCCAAGGACTAGTATCAGATCTACGAGGTATTGTCAAAGATCCCTCACTTTGTGGTAATGTATCATGTAATAAAACATAACCGTCACACAAAGGAATTATGTTTTTAAAAATGTAATCCATATAGTCCTTATAATGAACCGTATCCATTATAATAAAATCATAAGAATCCAAAAATAAAAAGTTTTTAAACTCATCAAATGAAACATAGTTATGTGGAAAATTATATTTCATTCCATCTTTAATTTCACACTCAAGACCAATAACCTCATCTTCTTGTATTAGAATATAATCAATATGAACATCATCTGAATACGTTAACATATTAGGTAATAACCATTCTTCACAAAAGACTTTTGCTAAAAATAGTATTTTTTTTGGCTGTGTCTTATTTACCACCAAATTAATCGAGGTGTAAAATTTTTCTGATAAATGGTGTGGTGTCATTGTTTTATATTTTATCTTAAAGTAGAATAAAAATTATATTCATATTCTAACATTTTATTTTTTACATCATCTATTTTTTCTATAAAATCTTTGTGATTTATTTTAAAATTTTTTATATCCACATTTTTACTTTTATTTAAATATGTGTCAATATTATTAATTAATTCATATGAAGTACGAGTTATTTGTTCTTCACATGTTTTTTCAATAAAATATATGATCTCATTTGTTATTTCATCATAAATATGATAATGACCTTCATTCTCCCCAAAACAATCAAATTTTAAATATTCGAATTCATTCACATATAAAGATACTGCGGATCCAAACCCACCATTAAATGTTTTATGAAATACTAAAAAATATAAACCATCTTGTATGTCAATTTTATAAATGTCTTTTCTAACCATAGAATAATATATAATTTTAAATATACCCCAACATTTAAATAAGTGAAACAAAAAACCCCACTCTTGTTAGAGAATGGGGTTTTATAAAAATTTTATTTATTAATTTTTAATGACCTGATACTCCACGTCCCATGTCGTAAAGATATCGTGGATCATTACTTGTGATTTCATTATCATCACGAAATCTTTTTTCTACATCTCGTCTTAATCTCCTTGAAGAAGACATTTCATCAACAATAGAATTTAAAACACTAATGGTTTCTTCATGACTTGAGTTAGAATTTTTTATTAGTTCCATAATATCTGAGTATAATGAGTTTTCGTAGTTTTCACTAATAACTTGTTTAACTAATCTTGTTAAATCTGATTCAGTTAATCTTATAATTCTTTTCATATCTTTATTTCTTTAGTTTATCATTTAAAATCCACTGTCATCATATGATATTGATCTTGGGTCAATTTTACTTACATCAACTCCATTGTTTTCAAACAACCTTAAAACTTTTTTTGCATCTTTCCTTGTCTGTGGCAAAGATGGAAATTGACCATTCAGATAAAATTCTATGTTATCCGAATATTTGTTTAATTCAAACTTTCTTTTAGTTCCTTTATCAAGTTCTTCTGTTTCCAAAGTAAAACTCATAGAATAGTTAGAATCACTTTTTAGATCATTAATTCTAACGTTTAAAACTTGGTCTTCACCTCCACGATCTACAACCATTACGATATTATCTCTTTCTTGATTTAAACCAAATTCTTTTCCGTATTCACGAAATCTATCAGACAATTTATTATATCCTTTTTCACCTGCAACATCAGCAGCTCTATCATAAGTTGACCTATCAAGTTCCATAATAGTTTTTTTAACAAGTCTTGTTAAATCTGATTCGGTTAATCTTATAATTCTTTTCATTATTATCTGTTGTTTCTACTTTTATCGGATTTTCCGTAATGGTGTCCTGTTTGGTATTTATCATAACCTTTTCTTTTAAACCAAGCGGAATCTCTAAGAGTATTACTTGCTAAAGCATAAACACCTAAAGCCGCAGCAATTCCCGCACTTATAAACATTGCTGCCGGAACAATCGCTAATACAGCACCAATTGAACTATAACCAATAATTTTATCAATGATACTTCTTATTTCGTATTCATTATCACCCATTTCATTTTCATCCTCTTCCGTCAATACAGACTCCAAAGAATCTTTAACTATTGATTGTAAAGATTCAATACCGTTACTTTCTATAAAATCACGTAACATATCTTGCTCTTCAGGACTCAATTGTTCTGTCGCCTCTTTACTACTTTGTTCTAGTTCCATTTTTGAAAAGTCTGATTCATCATCCATATCTTGTGATTGGTCAATCCACTCTTCTTCATTTTCTCTAATAACTCTTCTAACGATGCGAGTCAAATCTCTTTCTGTTAATCTTATAATTCTTCCCATAATATTTTAATTTATTTATAAATACTTATATATTCAAAAAAAATTAGTTATTTAAATATATGTGCCAAGGTTCTGCCATTCTGAATGATGTTTTATATTGGTATGGAAGTGAAAAATTATATTTTTGTAATATTTCAGGTGTTAATTGTGAAACTCCATTTTTTTTATAATTAGCAAGGTCTAAAGATTTTCCTGTGTGGTGTTGACTAAATCCAGGTAAAGCCGCTTGAATTAGCCCACCTGAAATAGTATTTCCGTGTGATTTAGCGCTATCTAAAAACATATCTTTTTGAAGTTTATAAGTACGATAACTTTTATCTGAATAGGTTATATTAGGAAATTTGCTTTTTAACAAATTAAAAGAATTAATAGTTTTTGGTAAAAGTTTTCCACTTAGTTCTTTTAATCCTCCCGAATATTTGATTTCATCGGTAAAATGTTTTTCAGTAAATTTATCACCAAGAACTTTTTCAATCTCTTGATATAACGGTATTAACTCTGGTTTAGATATTAAGTATTTGTTTAATACATTATAAGAAACTTCTTCTTCACTAATAACTTGTCGAACAATTCTATACAAATCATTTTCTGTTAATCTTATAATTTTTTTCATATATAATAAATATGGTATAAACAAAAAAACCGACACCTTTTCTGAAATACCCACTTAAGTAAATTATAAATAAGATAAAAAAAACCGACGAAGTCGGGACGGGGTTCCGGCGCCCAATAAGAAAGGAAGAATTTTATATCATAAAAAAACCCCACTCTTATTAGAAAATGGGGTTATAAATTTTATTAGTCTTTAAACATAGGACTTCTTAGATCATTAGTTACAAACAAATCACAAATTACATTTTTAGAATATGTTCCAACACCTCTTGCGGCTTTAGTTTTTTGATCCGCATAAGGTTGACAGTAAGTTTTAACTCTTGCTATACTATGATCAATCATTTGACTTGCAATATCATGCTCATTATCATCAAACAATTCTTCCCAAGGTGACATCCATTTAAACATGTTCCCGCCACTAAGGTTGAAATATTCTCCTTGTTTTGCTGCTAACACATCCCACTGCCTTAAAAATTCATTTTGATCAATCAAACCGTATGTTTTCCATTCGGTTGCAACTTCTTGAGCCAACTTGGCACCACTTCCGCTAATATCTAATCCTGATAAAGCTTTTATAAGTTTTTGTGCCGCCTTTTTTGTTTTAACCGCATCACCCGCAGGCCATGATGTCTGAGCGGCATTATTCAACCAAACTTCTGTTCCTCTTACAGTTTGGAACGCATTACCACCACCATACCCATATTGTGGTTCATAAATACTTTTTTCGTCAATAAAATAATAATCATCATTAACATTTGTTTGTTCCTCTCTAATAACTCTTCTAACAATTCTTGTTAAATCTCTTTCCGTTAATCTTATAATTCTTCCCATAATATTTTAATTTATTTATAAATACTTCTATGTTCAAAAAAAAAAATAAAAAAACCTATCGATTGTGAGTTTTTTTATTTTTTTTAACGTTAAATCTATATTTTTTTTCGAAATAAGTTTCATCATTATCATATATTTCATACGCAAAATCAATACAATCAACATCAAGATCCGTTTTTTCATTAACATAAGAAATAACAGTTTTAGCAAATAATTTTTTTCTTAATACCGATGGTGGCACATACGATTGAATGTCCTCCATTGTATTAGAAAGAACTAACAAATCTCTTTTACATCCTTTAGATCTTCCCTCTTTTGTATAAACTCTAAAAATTTCTACATCATCATCTGATAAAATCTCAAATACATCTGAATTCTCATCTTTTTTAAATGAAATATTGGGACCATACAAGACATCCAATAAATTAAATACGATTTTCTGATATTGTGATTTAGTTATGACTACTTTCATATATGATAAATATAAGGAAATAAAAAACCCCACTCTTAAAATATATCAGTTGTTAAAAAACACTACCATCTTTCCCTTGTCTCACAATCAATTCCACTATAAGCAATTTTTCTACCACCTTCACCTTCTTCAACAATTATATCAAAACATAACCCTTCCATTGGTTCTTCATAAGCAAGACACTTACCAATACTTTTACTATTTCCATTATCAAAATTAGGATCAGGTTTTCTAAGGAATTTTATAAATTTATCATCACCAGGTAAAAACTCAAAACTTTCGGGTTCAATTAAACCGTAACCACCCTCACATCTCCTATAATAGATGTTTGTTTTATCAGCATTTTCTTTTATAACTCTTCTAACAATTCTTGTTAAATCTCTTTCCGTTAATCTTATAATTCTTTTCATAATTAATTTTGTTTAATAATTAAAATTATTTATTTTTTTTAACTAATATTAAATATTTTTTATGCAGTCTATGCCCATGATGTAATTGTTTATCTTTCATATTGTAATATGATATGTTGTATGTCCCATGTGTAGTACTATCCCAATACTCCCCACTATTAAATGTGTCTTTTATACTACCCCAATTGTTTGGAAAACGATATGTTGATCCATATGTTTTCAACATGGACAAAGCCCCGTCATAATCCATTTTTTTATTAAACTTGATTATAGATACCTTAGTAGGAGAACCAGTATGGTTTGTAAATTCACTAGAGGATTCCATCTCCATAATCGTTTGTCTAACAATACGAGATAAATCTCTTTCCGTTAATCTTATAATTTTTGACATAATATTTTCTTTTATTAATAAATATACCATCACCTCATAATAGGGATATTATTTTTATCAATCATCTTTTTCAATCAACTTAATCATGGCGTCCCCAATCCATACTCCAACCTGATAACATCCAATAAGATATATGATAAATGGGTTCACATAATATATAACCAAAATAATGGTTACCAATGCAGATAATATGATTCCAAGATTTCTCATATAGTTAAACGTTAATGATATTAGTTAATAATGTAAACATAAGAAAGAGGGGGGTCGTTTTACATAAAACAAAAAACCCCACCTGTATTAGAGAATGGGGATCATATTAATTATCTTCGCCATATTCATCAACAATTTTATCAATTAGATCATTTATTTCGGGGGTATCGAGGGATTCATAAACAGCATCCCAAATTAACATTGTATCAATATTAGATACAACTTCAGAGATTTCATCAAGATAAGGCATTAGATACTCAGGAATGTTATCATCACCCTCATATTCATCCAAACCATATTCTTTGGACATTTTCATAGATAAATCATGTATAACACCTTTTACTAAATCCGTTTTTCTTACAATAGGTTCACCATCCCTTCTTCTCATTTTAGTGAAGGCGTTTTCCAATATACGTCTTATGTCAGACTCGTTAAGGGATGCGATCCATGGAACCTTTCCTTGTAATTTATCAAGTGTTTGATTTAAATCCCCACCATCTTCTTGGTTTGAGAAAGTATATTTAAATGTGTAATATTTTTCCGTAATTTTGGGTTCACCAAATATTTGTTTAAGTTCGTTTAATTGATCCTCTTCAATCTCATTCGGATTAATACTCAATATTAATATCTTAACTTTAGGATTTATAAATAAAAAAGTATATGTGTCTTTTCTCCATTCCCAATTAGAACATTCACCCTTTCCTAATTTACCGTCGAGTTGATAATTCATTAACCATTGAGGTGGTGCAGAACATTGCTCCTCCATTATTATACGTTTAACAATCCTTGTTAGATCTGATTCAGTTAATCTTATAATTCTTTTCATAATATTTTCTTTAGTAATAAATATACCATCACTATGTAATGGGGGAATAGTTTCAATTTTTTCCCAAAAATTTTTCCAGAATTTTTTTCACGAATACACCATAGAGAGGATTGAACCCCCCTATGGCCTGTCATAATGTCATATATGGGGGGGATACGGAGGGGGGAGGGGGTCATATTGGACATAGCCCCCCATGCCACTATGTAAGGGAGGGGGCCCGTTGTTAATAACTTAATTGATAATTTAGTTGTCAACTTATTTGTTATTGTCATTAGGGTTTCGTATCTTTGTATAGACAATGAGAGATCGAGTCGGGCTGGCAGTCTTGGGGATGCTTGGAGTGTAGACTCCAACCTGCCTTATAATATATATAAGGGTCCCCATGATTTAATTGATGAAATGATTTGTCTATGTGATATATTATACTTATCTTTATATTACTATGAGAAACCTATTAATATATCTTACTCTTCCCCTCTTTGGTGTGGGGATCTCACTTATGATCTGTAGACCATTACCATGTGAACCATTGGTTGAACCTACATATAAGAATCGTTATGTATAATCCCCTATACTATATTAGTATCTTGTGGGTTATGATTGGACTGTTCACTATATGTGTTATGGTATTATCTATTATGTCCTTAAAAACTTTCCCCACCTCTAAACTAAGTGGATGGATCCGTTCTCACATCATTACCGATGAAGATCTTGAACAGCTTTAAGCGAGTGATCTCTGATTAATTTATCCACAACCATTAGATCATTATCTGATAGGGGCATATTACTATGCACATACTCTATCACATCCCCCATGTCTGTATTGGTAAGTAACCATGCCTTCTGTTTAAATCTGTTATTCACCTCCACAATTCTATACTCACAGTAACCTGTCAATATGTCATGTCTATAATTGACCGTAATGGTCCCGTTAATTTCACTTAGTGTTGTTTCGAATTTGTCTATTAGATGTATCATAAGGGGGGATTGTTAATAAATAAATATGTTAATTTTCTTGTTTTTGTCAAAATGTCAGGCTCGCTCGCGTCACTACACAGTCCCCTTCCCACTTTCTACCACTTATTCCCCATAGTGTTCTACCCACTTTCTCCCACCGATAATAGTCCTGTTGCTATAGTGAGAATGAATAAACCCCCTCTGTAGATACCTACAGGACCACTTTTTTCACTACTTGTATTTTCCAGCGAAAATAGTATAGTTAAAGTCCCATAGCCGCGGACAGTCCTTTAGGACGTTAGTAGATCACTTATAGATAACTTCAACGACCCATAAGTGACCACTTATGACCAACTTAAGTTCCTTTCAACCTTTGACACCTTAATAATAACGACATACTATATACATGTAAACTACTTACCTTTCATATAACTTATATCAGGTTTATCCTGACTCTAACGATATAAAACATAAGTAACTAATTGATCTACTCTAACTTGGTGGTAATATGTGGGGGAACTTTGTTCCCCATTATAAACCACCTACTAATATGATCACCATAGTGTTTACTAATTGTGTCACTTATAAATGGAGAACGAACATCGTAGATGTGAGTGATTAAATGGGGGGGAACTATCAGGTAAACTTTCTATACATGAGAACCTCATCATGTAAACGATTTATACATTACATTACTGTTTAAGATATGTCCCAATAATTACCACATATCCTTTATACAAAGGTAAAGATTACTCTTGTTTGTTATACAAAGGTAAAGATTACTCTCGTTAAGAGTATAGGATAAATTTATGAGGTGAATTCTGAAACGAAGTGGAAGACTATGAACCGAATGAATTGATCGTATAATCTTAATTAATCTAAGGTTTCCCACCATTCTGTTATTCTATCTTTGAAATGTTTTTTTACATTTGAAAACTCTTCATCATACCACGACCCTTTTATTGTTGGATACATTAAATGTGATACTGAATCTAATAATAATTCCACAACTTCCTTTGTAAAAAAATGTAATTTGTAATCGTCATTTAATATAGGTCGATATCTATAATATTTTTTTGTTGCTAGTTTTAATGCGTGACCAAAAGACTCCTCTAACTTATCCATAGGAACTCTTCTAAGGAACCTTGGACTAAGTCCCGACTCTTCCCTTAATATTCTTCTTATGTTCTCTTGTAGGTTCATCTATTTAAATAATCATTAATTATTACTTGTATTTCAGGATCACTTCCTTTGTATATTATATCAACAAGATACCTATGAAGTGGATGAATTCTATTGGTTAATACTCTTTCCTCAAACTCACCACCTTTACTTGTTCCAGTATCGTTAGGGTCTAAACCATAATAATTAAATGGTTCTACTTCATACTTTGTTTCTAATCTTGATTTATCAAGAACAAATACCATGTCATCATTTGAAATACTTTCACCTGACCCTTTACCTATTGATTGATCGGGCTTCCAATTTTTTTCTCTTGTGAGTGATATCGCACTTTGTTTTTCTGTGTCAGCCAATCTTTTATCTATATTAAGATATTCATCAGAAGGTTTGGTTCCGATAAGAGAATCCGAATTTATTATTTTAATTCCAGTTTCAGTTGAGGTTTTATGATATAATGGTGTTCCTTGTATATCTTCTAACTTTTCAGATATAACCCCCATCATTGATCTAATCCTTTGTATGTTTTCTTGTAGGTTCATATTAATAAATATACTTATATATCAATTAACCCCATACTCTTTTATACGATCCTTATTTAATTTACATAATACCTTAAACACATATGGAAACATATTTTCCATATCATCTTTTATATCACTTAACTTCATTGGGGTTTTATTATCAGATTTATAATATTCACAATAATCTTCATATGTTTTAACATATATTGTAATGAGACAAATCCCGATTTGATCTTTTATGCTTACATTAATATCACCATATGGTAATAAATTTATCACCTTGAAGTATTTTTCCACAATATGTTCTAATTTACTTTGCATAATGTAACGATATAAATGATATTGGAATATTAATTTCTTTAACCCTAATAACATATAATGATTTTGGAAGATATGATTTTAAAGTTTTCATTATTTCCATTACTAAATTATGATTACGATATGCCATAACTTTATATCTCTCCTCACAATTACGATAGTCTCTTATAACATTAACCTCGTAGATATTGTTCACATAATTTACCTCGCAGGCGTTTTTAATCCCATCGAGCAGTGTTTCTATATATTCAGTTAGGTCTTTCATTACCGCTAATATACAAAAAATCCCCCATCTTTACAAGTGGAGGATTAAATTATTTGTTCTTTCATATAAACATTATATTAGTGGCCTTACAACCAAACTTTTCATTTATTAAAGCTAGTAACTCAATTTTCCAATTACCTTTACGTCCCAAGTAATCCTCAATTTCTTCGGCAAACACTTCGTAAAATATTATAAAATTAAAGTTTGGGTTTTTAACATCAGGCATTTCATAACATACTTCAGGTAACTCACCCATTACTTCTTTAAAGTATTTACCATTATCGTCATAGTTATTACCATCAACCAATTTGAATAAATAATCATCATAATTATTTTTTGGAAGAACAAACCCAACAGCATATGGGTCACAACAAACACCCATTCCACAATTATATTGAGCCCAATCATAATAGATATCATCAAATCCATCAAACAACATATTAAGTAAATTGTTTAGAATGGGTTTAATGTTGGTTTCTTCCCTTAATATTCTTCTTATGGATTCTTTTAAGTTTTTTGGTTTTAATTTTTTAACTATTCTATCTATTTTTGGATCTATATCATTTATAATATCATTCACAACATTAAATGCTTCTCTTGCGGCTAGTTTTCCACTGTCTTTGTTTTCATAATTAAACACAACATTATACACTCCTTTTTGTCCTTTAACTCCTCTTGTTCTTCCCCATCCTGTATTCATTCCGGCAAGTGTTTGTAATTCCAATGCCACATGTTCTATAATGTGTCCCATCCATGTTCCATCTTTAATTCTTTTAAGAAACCCTCCTGGTTTTCCTTCAGAACATCTGTGACTTTTTAATGATGGTAAATATTCTTTTATTCTTTCGTAAAATCCTTCTATTTTATCTGATGGTTTTTCTTCAAATTCACCCAAATCTAAAATCATATGAATAAGCTTATCTTTGGACTCACTCCATTTGTTTTTTCCATTGATAACATTGATTGATTTTATTTTCATATTATTTATCTAATACTTTGTATGTTTTCCTGTAGGTTCATCTATATATTATTTTTAACCATATTATAAAAGAACTCACTGATCTTATCAGGAGTTGTTATGTTCTGTTGTTTTAATTGTGATCTGTAAAACCCTACCATTGCAACTATTTGTGAGATAGGAACATTTTTATATAATGAAGGAGGAATAAACCCTTTATCTAACAATCCTTGTTTTTGAAGTTGTTTAATTTTTTTTCCTGCAAACTCATCTGCAACTTCTTCAGTATGTTTCATTAGTTTTGCTGCTTCCTCAACACTTATATCACCAAGATAACACTCATACATTATATCTTCACCATACTTTTTAAACTGATACTGATGTGCGGTCTCGTGAAATATAATAAACAATAGGTATTCTAACCTTTGGTTTAACGCAATTTTATTTATTAACACACCATCATGTAAAGCAACTCCCATAGCCGGCATCTTAAAATTGGCAAATTCTATTTTTTTGCAGTTTGATTGTGAAATAAAGTCTTTTACCTTTTCTATTAACTCATCAGACATTTCATGTCTTGATGTAATAACATCTATTAAGGCGTTAACGCCATCAGTTTCCTCCTTTAATATTCTTCTTATGTTCTCTTGTAGGTTCATATAGTATAATTATCTTTGTGTTCACTAATGTTATATTTCATATTACTTATCTATTCCAATCACCATTTTTAATTGTTTCCATCATCCAAGAAATAATAGTTAATAACTCATCATTAGTTAGGTTGTTAATAGTTGTTATGTATTGGTCGTTTTGTTCAGTATGTCCATACTCGTCTTGATCAAATTCCAATATCTCAACAGCAATTTGGTCGCTGTCTTGAACCGTTATATCGTCAACATATTTGTTATCACTTAATTGGATTTCATATCCACTAAGTGTTCCACTATTATCTCCCCATTTATTACCATGTTTTAAAACAAAATCCCTGATATATTGTTTTAATACTTCTTTAGGGTTATCCATGTTTTTTAAAACCGAACTAATTTGACTAATGTCTAATCCAGACATTTCTATAAAATTATATAACCCTTCCTTTTCTATTGTCTTTAATAAGGATTGTTTTTTATTTTCTGATTCATTTATATTACGACCAAAAAAAGTGTCGTATTTATCTTTAATCTTATTATGAAAATGATTTGAAAGGAATTTATAAATCTCATCATACGGGTAATCATTTTCTCCGTAATTAGTTAAATCATTGTAATAATTATCTATAAAATAATTTATGGCATGATCTTCAAAGGTTTCAAAATTAAAACCCACACCATTATTATATTTATCTAAATAAACATCGGTAATAATATTTAAATTCTCAAAGAACTCTTTTTCCATTAAACTCGTATCAACCCTTCTAAGAAAGAATGTAGATTCATTCATGGGTTTCCATTCGCAATTTGGTTTTGATATGGATCCAACATATATATTATCTATTGGCAAATAATCTTTAATTGTGTTTTTAACATCATTTCTTAAATTTATTGTATATTCAGCTCTTTGAAGAAAACTAGAAAATTTATCATTTAGTTCTTCCGTTCCAAATACCAAATAAATAATATAAAAATCGTCTTCGGATGTTACTCTAATTTCGCAAACACAATCTTCTTCTTCTTTAAATGGTTCTATAAGATTTTTAATTATATTAACATACTTTGGTTGTTTTTCTTCAGATTCATTTATAACATTTCCTTCATTATCGTATTTTAGTTTAATGGCATCTAAACGAAAATCTGCATCAGTGTTATACTGAATATTGTGCCAATACGGAATAAGTTTAATACCTGTATATTCATATATTTTATCTTGTATTTGTTCAGCAAAATAAGTCTCTTCATTACCAGCATATTCATCGTTATCAAAATAAACTCTTATCATTGGTTTATTTTCATATTTTTTAATATCAATAAAACTAACATCATCAAAAAACTCATGAATCATTTTTGTAACCAACTTAAGTTTTTTGTCTTCAGATTTGTCAACTGATTCCATTATTCCCCCATCTTTACCTGAACCTTCATAGATAAGTTTGATTGCCTCTTTAGGTATGTCTTGAAAGGTTACTATATGTTTTTTACTTGATTCGTAGTGTCTATCCTTATACCATTTGATTTCGGGCATCATTGTTGTATCAATTTCCCAAACATCATCATCATAAGTAGAATCAAACCACGATCTCTTATTTGTTGAGTTGGTTGCAAATATTGCAGGTTTACATTTTGTTCCATATCCTGCATATATTTTATAACATTCACCAGCACGAACTTTTAATCCTTGTTCTATAATCTTGTCTCTGAACTTAGGATTAGATTTATGTATAACAATTTCGTTTGGAATTATTTCTTTACCAGCAGGGCTATAATTTTCATTAAGTTCTTCCTCATATCTTTCAGTATCTATGTAAAAATCAGGGTCCTTTTTTAATTCTGTTCGTTTCTTGTAGTCATACCAAGGAACAACATTTAAATTGGTATAATCATTTATAGTATCACATATTTCTGAACTCTCTAACTCTTCTTGTGTATCATAGTAAACCATAATCTCATTTCTTTTGGCGATGTATTCTAAATCTATAATATTATCAAACATGGTATATATAATATCTTTAACCAACTTAAGTTTATTATTTTCAGATTTGCCAATTGATTCTCTAAGATAAATGTTTTCTTGTTCATCACATTTGGGCGTTGTTTCCATAGTAACGCCAACTGGAATATTAATGTAATCGTAAATAGTATTCCAAATTTCATCTAAAACATCACTATACATTTTTTGAATTCCTTGTGTGGTAGGCCAAAGTTTTGTTCCATACCCACCAATAAAAGTAACATTAACTACAGGTTCATTAAAAACCTCATCATTTTTTACATCATAACCACAAATGATATGTTTATATTCAGGAAAAATAATGTTGTCCATAATTTTTTCTATGATCTTGTTTCTTTTCTCATCACTTTTATCTATACTTTCGTTCATAAACTCAACCTCATCCTCACAATTATCAACATGCCATGGTGAAAATACATAAGGTCTGAGACCCATAGCTTTTATTGATTCTTCCACAAAATTTAATTCATTAACAATTTCGTCATGATCAAAATGTCTTTTTATTGACTTGGATCTGATTTCATAATCCTTATCAACAGGATTATATTCTACCCATATATCACAAAGTCCTTCCCAACTAATTTGAGATAACAATATCTTAATTGTTCTTAAATTTTTTTGAATTTCTTTAGTGTTATCTACCTCCTCTTTAATAATATTATCATATCCTAACGTTTCTACTATTTCCCGAATATCAGACAGATCATAACTGCGACTTAAATCGGTTGTATTTTTTTGTGCAGTTTTCCCATTTATTTCCCCTAACTGAACATAGGTTTTATGCATTCTAGGTTCATCACTATTAAGTTTAAGAACTCTTACCGAACTTTCATCATTAAAAGAATCATATAAAAAATCTTTAAATTTATAATTCTCATCTTTAGTTAATTTATTTTCATTATAAATAATATTAACTATTGGCCAACTATTAGTCATCCATATATTCCACCCTGCACCAATAATTTTAAATGGCAAATCAATTGATGGATCGTCTCCATCCGTTGTCCAAGACACTTTAACTAACCCTTTTTGGTTTTCAATTCTTTCAACCATTTCGGGGTTATCTTTTAGTATCTTCTTTAGGTTGTCTAATCCCCCAACTAATTCAGCAATAGAATACAACCCCTCATCTTCAATTTGTTTAATTAGTTTTGATTTGGTGTCACGAGTTTCCTCTTTTAAGATATGTCTAATTAAATCTTTATTCACCATCATCATATTCTTCTTGCGTAAAATGGTATTTCATCTTCATTGTATAATCACCTTCAGCACTCCATTCACAACCAATAAACCAACACATCAAGTTATTATATTTACCTTTCTTTTTCCCAAAAGAACCGTTACTTGTAAATGAATAATTAAGTAAAACTGTGTCCAATTCTTTATCAACTAATTTCAGTTGGTTTGTAAACGAAAAAAGGTCAGGATCATCACACCAAGATGTTATTAACAATTCACCATCAATGCTGTTATGATTGTTATTATAATTAATACTTCCAATTTCAATTTCTGTAAAAAGATTTGAATCTACATTACTTTGGATAATATAAGGAATGGATTGGGCGGATCTAACAAACCTTTCTTTTAGGTTTTCATTTTCTTCTTCTTTTAATATGTGTCTAATTAACTCTTTCATTACATTACTTGGGATAAAAACTTTTTAATTGTTCTAATAACTTTTTGTCTATATGGATTGTTTTCATTTGAAAAATTATCAATTGGTTCTGTAACATTATTATCTTCTAACATATTTAAAATCAATCTTACTTGTCTTTTTTTATTATCAAAAGTTCCAATATTATAATAATCATCATCTACTTTGAAATGAATCCTTTTAAGTCTAATATTGTCGTCAATATTTATTTCTTTAACTTCATATCTTCGCACAAGAAAATTCATAACCTTTTGGTCAATTTCTTCTGTTTCTTCTTTCAATATGTATCTAATTAGTCCTCTCATTAAACAAAAATAAAATCATCAACTTTTAATGCTTTATAGTTAGTCCTTGAAGAACCATACGTATCCTTTTCTTCTAACTTTAATTCTTCAGGTATATATTCATACATTTCAAATACATATTCACTTAATTTTTGAGACTCTATATATGGGTCAAAATTGCCTTCATATTTAAATGGAGTAAGGACATATGCCACTTGTCTGTTTTTAATATATTCAAGGCTATACGTCATTTTAGGTTTTAAACCATAGAACTCTTTTACTTTTTCATATTCAACAACCAAATCAATATAAATGCTTGTTATATATTCATCATAATTGTCATGTAATTTCCAACCAACAACAAATGGAAATTCTTTTTTTAATCCGTTAATAACAATATCAATACCCTTATCTATTTGTTGTTTAGATACTTCTTCTTTTAATATGTGTTTAATAAGTTTTCTCATTACCATCTACTTCCTCTTACTCTATCCACTTCTGAGCTACGCAGTTTATCTGTATATAATTTTTCCAACCATTCACGTTCATCTACAATTCTTTTTTCTAACTCATCTCTTCTAAATAAAGTATTTTTGACAATAAAATCAATCATTTCATCATCTGTAACCCCTTCAGGTTTTGAAACAGGAGGAACGCAAACTTGAGACTTTTTAGGGTGTTCAGAAAAATCATCTATTGATATATCATTTCTTCCCAATGCACTTTTGATTTTTTCTAACAATGTATCTTCAAACCATTCTTCTACAATATATCTTAAATAGTTTCTTCTTACCGGTATATCAGTTTCTAAATCATCTATAATATCTTCAGGTATTGAAAATTCTCCTGATTCAAAATTTCGTTCACTTGTTTTTCTTTTGTCATCCCAAGCATCGTGATCATGGTTAAAATCTATAATAGCTTGAGCTATTTCCATACCATTATTACACCATTCAAAAGTATAGCTAAACGCATAGTCCTTTGTTTGATACATTTTAGATCCTGAAAAATAGTTATTTAACCAATTATATATTAGTTTTTCAACGTTTGGTGTTGGTTTTGGGTATTTCTTATTTACCTCCTCTTTTAATATTTTTCTAATTAGGTGTTTCATATTATTATAAATACCTTAGATAAAAAAAAATCCTCACATTTTAAGTGAAGATTGATTTAAAATGTCTTTTATTCGTTATCTTTGGCGAACTCAGTCATGTATGAATAATCTGTAGTGTGATATGTTTTATTCTCCACCGAATATATATTTAAATCTATTTCATAACCAGGATTCTTATCTATCCTATTAAATGTCCAAGCTCTGTCAAACCAAATTATCCTGTTGTTGGGATAAATAAAATAATTACCATTATCCATTTTGAATACGTGACCACATTTGTGTTCAGGTGTTTCAGAAAAACCTAAATCAAGATTGTTTCTATTTTCGTGAGACCAATCAAGTGTGAATAGATATGTTCCCACTCTTTTAACTCCAGTGATTGATATTAAATCGGCTCTTAAACCTGATAGTCTCTCCCTAACTTTTACGTCAATGTAAGGACTAAAACAATCCCAATATATATGTTCAGTTAAATCTAATACTTCCGCATCTTCTTTCCATACAAATGCGTGTATTGGTCTTCGTGTCCAATTTACTCCGTTCTCCAAGAATGCCTCAAATAAAGGTGTTCTCCCTTGAATCGATGCAACCGAATGAACATCACATGGTGTAAATTCACCATTTCCTTTTTTATGGTTAAATAAAAATTCGTTTCTAATTAAACAGTTAATTATTGGTAGGTTTGCATTTAAATATGACATATTACTTTGTCTTCTTAACACAGTTAGGGTATCTCTTACCAAACATTGTCTTCATACCTTTTTGAGTATATCCTGCCCAACATTTTTCTGTAAGTTCACCTTCTTTCATTACTCTTTTAACTAATGAAATAAGTTCTGATTCTGTTAATCTTATTATTTTTTTCATATTACCTGTTGTATGGCCTAAACCTTGCTGGGTTTGCCTTTATTGCCGACTTTGGGAATCTTAACCCAACCCCCTGTTGTCTTGCGTTTTTAAGTGTTCTTGCGTATTCATCAAGTTCTTGTTCAATACCACCAATTATATTTAATGTTTTAATGTTTGTTGAACTTTTAATCATTTCAGGAGCAACTCCCTCTTTGTTTGCCTCTTCCCATCTTTTTGCACATAAACACCATTTGTCACCAGGTTCCAACATATCAAGATTGTTCCCCATTGAATTGGTAAACTCTAAAAACTCTTCTGTTACTTTTGCGCACACCGTATGACTTCCTGTGTCATTATTTCCTGTTCTACAATACCCATCCTTGTAAAACCCTGTCATTGGATTTCTTGAACATGGTTTTAATTTCTCACCATAAAGATTCTTATCTTCATTAAATTCTTCTCTTAATATTCTTCTTATAGATTCTTGTAGGTTCATAATGATAAATAGTATTCACATATACATTATTTGCCACTTACCTTTAAAATCCTCCACAAGACATGTGGAGTTCTCACAGAAGTCTCCTGAATTCATATAATCCACATCTAACTTAGGTTGGTGAATGTGTCCACATACCGCAACATCAAATCCTTTTTGTTTTGATAAACCTTTTGCGTTTTCCTCAAAATCAGACACAAAGTTGATTGCCCCCTTTACAGATTGTTTAATATCATTTGCCAATGAATGGTATGGTAAGTTAAACTTTCTTCTTATGTAGTTATAAAATGTATTTAATCTTATCACCAAATCATATGACCATCCACCAAGAACTGCCAACCATCTTACTTTCATAATAACAAAGTCCAATACGTCTCCATGAAAACAATAGTAACTTCTTCCGTCCGCTCCGATGTGTGTGTATTTTCTAACAATCTCTATGTTGTTTAATAAGAACGGAACAAATGGTTTTAAAAAGTCATCGTGATTTCCTCTAATATATACTACCTTTGTTCCATCTTCTGATCGTTTCATAAACCGTCTGAATATCTTTGAACAATCTTTTTTCCATTTACCACCACCCTTTAATGCCCATCCATCAATAATGTCACCATTTAATATTAGTGTTTCAGATTCATTCTCTTCTAAGAATCTTAATATCTTATTTGTTTGTGATTGTCTGGCGCCTAAATGTAAATCACTCATTATAATTGTTCTCCACTTTTTCATTTCCAATAACCTTTGTCGTTTGTAAAGTATTCTTTGTTATTTTTGTTGAAAAATGATGATAACATAAGTCTTAACATATACATCACACCTTTGTTTTCAAATCTTCTTGGTGGTGTATATACAATATTGTTTATTCTTCCGAATTTCTTTGGTTTAATTTGTTTTGAAAGCATATAATCTTCAGCAACTTTAATCTCTTCATCAAAACCTCCGATTGACTTAAACGTTTCTGAACGAACTAACATATATCCACCAAGGCAGAATGGTGTTGACCACTTGGAGAGTGTCTGTATTAAATCAAATACCTTATACACGTAATTATAATTCCCATTATCAGAACGAAACTTTGTTGTTACTAGATCTAAATTGTGTTTTTTTATCTTTATTACCGATCTTATTAATACCTTTGGGTCTAATAAGAATACATCAGCATCCATAAACAACACATATGGTGTTGTAACAAGTTTGAATCCGTTGTTTCTTGCTATTGCTGGAAGTCCACCATCCATTACTCGTAAGACAAACAGGTCGGTTCTATTCACATACTCTAACCTTGTAATTAGATCTAATTTTGTTATCCCATCATTTGATGCGTCACATACAACAACTTTTACGTTATGTATATCAACTTGATAGTTTAATAGGTCCAACGTTTTTAATATAATATCCTTTTCGTTTTTACAAGGTATTACAATCGTTACAAGATTTGATAACTCCATATTTTTTTTTATACTTAAAATAATCTTTACGATCTTTTAAAATTATTAAAACTAAAGACAACACTACTAATAAAATTAAAACCACAATTCTTTTTAATAATAGATAGTTATAAATTTACTTAAACATAATTTTAAAATCAAACTTAACTTTTTGGTAACATAAAAAACCACAATATGTTATTTAAGCCGTTTTCATCCCATCAGGATTTTTAATGGCCTCTATTACTTTACTTTGGTTTAATCCAGTGTCTAATCTTGATTGACAGGCAACATCAATTAATTCTTTGTCGGATTTTCCGTCTTTTACCGCGGCTTCTAATTTTCTTCCGAATTTTTGAAAGAATCCGGGACCATTCCAACTTGCGTATGACATATGCACTAATAATCCTTTATTTCCCATAATTTTTTCTTTGGTCTTAGAGTCTTTAATATAACTACTCATGTTTTTATTAAAGTATTTTTCCATAATTTCAGTTGCAAGATCTTCTAATTTTTCTTTTTTATCTCCACCTCTATATAACCATTTCCATTTTTTACAAAAGTTACCCATGTTTGTCCATTTCATGTTTTTACCTTCACCACTAGATGTGGCTCCAGCTGCGATTTTTTCATCGTCTATAATCTTAAAAAATTCTTTTCCTTTATCAGTGCTTTCAATATTACCATTATACCTATCCAAACCAAACATAGTCTCAGTTGATTTACCCATACGGCTAGTTGGGTGCGGGCAAAATGGATTCCAATATCCTCCTTCAAAATTTGCAATTACTTTTTTTGTTATTGTTTTAAAATCGGAATCTGTGGTGGTTGTATTATTACTTGTTGTGTCACCACTTGTTGTATTATTGCTTGTTGTATCACTACTTTTTGTGTTTGTTTTGTTTTTGAATAATTTTTCTTTAATTTTGGATAAAATACCTTTTATACCAAATAAATCATTTTCTGATGAGTTTGTTGTTAAAGATGTATTAGTGTTATCAACATTTAAACCATCTTTAGTTGGGTGAGGTGGATATTTATTTGGGTCTGTATATTTGAAAAAGTATTGGTGAATTTTATTACCAGATGGATTTACAAAATGGTCTTTTCCGTCAAAAGTGATTGGTGTTATGTCTTGATATCCTTTTGAACTTAATTGTTGTTTTAAAGGACCTACTTGATCTAAAGCTCGTTTTTCTGAACTACCACCAGTAGATCCTCTTGTTGAAATTCCCATGTATGCTTTACCATCAGTACTAGGACCAATAGTTGCGCTCCACGTTACCGTAGAGTTTTTAGAATCTACATTTAACTTTAAATCAGTTATGTCAGGGTTAATTCCATCATCATAAAGTTTTTTTAGTTTCTCCTCAATTTGGGTTCCAATAAGAGCCCCTTGTTTGTCAGATTTTCGTCTTTCAAACGCATGAAGTAAATCAGCATCTCCTGGTATTGGTGATTTCCAAGTAGCCCCAAATGTTTCTTCTTTTATTAACATTTTTTTTATATTTTTGTAATTAATCTGATTTGGAATTAAATCTTTTTTTCTAATTAAGTTGTAATTTTCATTAACATTATTAGTTTCTTTAATTTTTTCTTTAAGAATTCTTGCAAATTCATTTTGTATCATTTTAGTAAATTTAACATATGGAGAGTCATCAGATTCAGAATTATATTTATATTTACCTTCAGGTGGTCGTTTAGATCTACCTAAATAAGACAATCCTGAAATATTGGTAATACATTTATGTCCACCACTATTTGATTTAATTAAATCCCAAGCGTTTACACTAATTGAGTCCAACATTTTCATTTCGTTTTGTGTCAATTCACTAAATGGTTTTTTCATTACAACATCAATATCATTTAATATTTTTTCACCATTATCCATTCTTTTAAATTCTTTTCCATACAAAGCATTAAAGTCTTTAAATGTAAAACCAACAGATTCTTCATTAAAACTTTTTCCTGATTCAGATATCCATTTAATTGTGGACAAAGGAATGTCTTTATTTTGTAATTGTGATTTCCACTTGTTTAAGACCTCATCTTTAATTTCACCTAAGTTCACACCTTTAAGTGCTCTTTCTTTCTTAAATGGATTACAAGACGCTTGTACCAACCCTAAGGGCCAAGCAATCACCAAGAAGTCAGCGTCAGGATTATTTCTGAATGGTGTGTATCTATCATATGATCCTGGTTTCATCATACTACCTCCACCATATTGAACTATTATCCCATCATCAACTTTAACATTCTTATTTATCTTCATTGATTGGACATACATCTCTTTATTTTTTTCTAATGTGTCCACATCAGCATATCCACTATCTTTAATTTGAGATTTAATATACATTAAAATACTTAATAGTGATGGATTTGCATTCATTACGATATTTTCTAAAAATTTTGGTTTGTTTTTAAATGCTAATAATAATTTATTGGTTACCATTCCCATAACCATTTTGTTTTTTTGTAATGATTGATCTTTATCTACCTTAAACAAATAATTCATTACCTCTTCGGGTGTTATATCGTATTGTGCGTAGTTTGCTGAATCAACAGTAGAAATTAAAGTTATATCGTCTGATGGAAAAATGTCGTTTGGTGATACGGTTTGAGATATTGTCTCAACGTTTGATCTTGACGCTTTAAAATTGGTTGATGTTCCTTGTTCTACACCAGCTTGCGTATCGTGATGGTCAGTATGTATAACAAACATTGGTTTACCGTGAGCAAAGTCAACTAACACCGGCATAACATCACCTTCGGCGTCTAATTTTTTAATTGCAAATTCCTTATCACCATATTGGATAATTTCAGAGTCAACCACTTTAATTCCATTTTGTTCTAAGTAGTTTTTCATACCTAAAGCAGTTGTCACTCCATCCAAATCCTGATGAAAATATATTTTTGCCTTAGGATATCGTTTAGATAATTCTTTTATGTTTCTAATACCAGACTCAAAAATTAATTTTTTTGATTCTTCTGTTAATATTTGTATTACAAGATCTTTCATATTATATAAATACTTTAAAAAAAATTAAATAAATAATAGTTGATTTAAAAAATATTTGTATATTTGTAACATGATAATGAAAAAAATTAATGACCGAGTTTATGAGTTCTTTGATCTTAAACCAGAAGATGAGAACATCGAAATAACTAATGTAATAACTTCTAAATCTGAAGATAATAATTATTGGTTATACGACGAATTAAAAACCGCCGATTTAGATGTTAGTTCGTGGATGAAAGATTTAGTTGACGATAATGACAATGATTATGATGATTATGAGGATGTCCAAGTAATAACAAAACCTAAATCAAAGAGAGATGAATTAGTTGATAGTTTAAACTATCTTAAATCTAAAGAATTTAAAACTAAACAAGATCGTGAGTCCATCTATACTTTAGAAGTGATTTTAAAAAATATGTAATTAATTATTATAAATTGTTAACCGCATCAGTATTTGTTTCCATGTGATTACTATTTTTTACACTTGAAACAATTTTGGATATAAAATTTTTAGCGTCATCGTTTTGAGATCCAAATGAGGTATAATAATATTTAACTTTTGAACTATTGTCTTTAACAAATTTCTTATAAAAATTACCTACTGACCCACCCATCCAAATGTCCACAAGTAAAATTTCACTAAAATCACCTGAGTTAGAATTTAGTAATTCTTTTCCAGGTTTATATCCACCAGAAAATAAATAAAGTATTTTAGAAGATGGTGTAATATTATTTTCCTTTAAAGACTCTAAAACTTTTTTATATGAATTAAGACCACTTACCTTATGGTCATTAGCAACAAATATAGTATATTTATCTTTTAATTTATTAACATAATCCCACATATATACCCCACTTTTTTTTCCACCAACATTTATTCCACCATAAACCATAAGTAATGGGGCTGTTTTATTTTTAGAAAACAATATTTCACCATAATCATTAATAGACGTTTTACCTATTAACTCGTCATTATTTAATTTATTTGTTACCTCATCACCATATGATTTGCCAAATTCTTTTTTATATGCCAATTTTGTTTTTGGTCCCATAACACCATCAATACCATCGTTATTTGGTCCAGACAATCCAATATTATAACCTTTATTAACTAAATCTGTTTGAATTTTGATTATTTCATCATTTTTTTCTTCAGATATTAATGTTTTAATATTACCTAACTTAGATTCTAACAATATTTTAAATCTATTTACATCCATTATTCTATTTTATTAATAATAAATATTGATTAATAAATTTTTACTTAAAATTACCATAAAAAATTACTATATTTGTATTGTGATTACAGAGAAACTTTCAAATATACCCCAATCTAGTGGCTGTTACCTTTTCAAAAACGAGAAGGGTCAGATTATCTATGTGGGTAAGTCAAAGTTTTTACCTAAACGAGTTAAGTCTTACTTTCAAAAAAACCACAAAGATAAAAAGACAACTTTCTTGGTAAATGAGATTCGTGATGTTGAGTTCATGACCACTGATGATGAATCTCAAGCTCTTTTGTTGGAAGACGAACTTATCAAATCACACAAACCAAAATACAACATCAAAGCAAAAGATGACAGATCTCGTCGTTGGTTTATCACTTTGAGTTCGGATGAGTTCCCAAGACTTTTAGTTTGTAACCCTTCTAACTTTACTGGTGAAGTTCTTTTGGAATCTACAAGTTCTAACTCTTGTTATGAGATCTATGAGATGGTTCATGACATTTTCAATCTTAGATCTTGTTCTTATAACTTGACTGAAGAAAATATTCAAAATGAAAAGTTCAAGACTTGTTTGGAATTTCATCTTGGTCGTTGTAATGCTCCTTGTGTTTCCTCAATTCAGAAGTTTTCTTACTTAAAGATTGTAAGTGAGATGAGAGATGTATTTTCCTTTCAGTTTGACAAGGTTCGAAATCGTTTGAGAAAGTTTATGAAGTATCATTCTGAACAAATGGAGTTTGAGATTTCTCAGAACTTAAAAAACAAAATGGATGTTGTTGATTTGTTAGAGAAAAAACTTGAGTCGTTTCGTGTTAGAAAGTATTGTGATATTTCAAGATCTTTCAAAGAACAATTTGGTTTATTGAATGTTCCAACTCTTATTGAAGCTTTTGATAACTCTCACACTGCTGGTGATTGTCAGGTGTCTGCCCTTGTTCGTTACAAGAATGGTAAGACCGATAAGTCAAACTATCGTAAGTTCAATATCAAAACTGTTGAGGGTCCTGATGACTACGCATCATTTACTGAGGTATTAAATCGTCGTTTCAAAAGACTTTTAAATGAGAAACAAGAGTTACCTTCACTTGTTGTTATTGATGGCGGTAAAGGTCAGTTGGGTGTTGCAAAAAAAGTATTTGAATCTCTTGGATTGTTATCTTCTATTGATTTGATCTCCATTTCTAAAAACGATAAACACCAATCTCAAACAATACACAAGATTGATGGGTCAAGTTTTGATATTCCAAGAAGTGAGTTTGGGTTTTTATTGGCTGAGATTCAAAATGAAGTTCACCGATTCGTGATTACTTTTCACCGACAAAAAAGATCAAAGAAAGTTATTGGATAAACTTTGTATCGTAATAAGTCGCAATATAATCCGCATTTAAAAGTGGATGTTTGGTAATTATCTCATCTATTTTTTTATAATATTCTTCTGACTCATAGTAAGTTTCTACTTTAGGTAAAAACTCATCTATATATTTGTAAATAACCTCACTCACATCAACATTTTCGCCATTTTTTGTTGCAGATATTGGAACAACCTTGTTTTGGAGATAAAATGATTCAAGATCAAAATGTTTATTGTTAAAACCAATTGAATTTATTTCAATAACATATTCTTTGCCATCACCATCTAAATTTCCTGTTGTAAATTTAATTTCTTTTACAGAGTCAAAAACTTTTTGTATTTTGTTTCTTGTTTCGTCGTTAAGATAAAATTTTGGTTGTGTGTCCTCCCATATTATATTTGGTCTTAGTTTAATACTAATATATTGGGTAAATTCTTCTAATAATTCTAATAACTCTTCATAAATTATTGCATAAAAATAACAGACATTATTTGGATTTTTTATTTTAAAGTGAATTTGATGATATGGGTTTGGATTCCAACCGGTACCCATAATAGAATTATGTGAACCATATTCACCAACCCCAACAGGAATACATTGAAGTCCGGAAATGTTTACCTCTTCACCCACAAAGTTTTTAAATAATTTTAATATTTTTTCTTTATTCATGATGTAAACATTTTATATTCCCTCATTCTTCTTGGTTCAAGACCGGGGAATTTTTTAAACAGGTTTGAACTTGTGGTTAATATTTCTTCTGCCGCTAAATATGTATTGCCCGATTTTAAAGCTTTAATAAAATCACTTTTTATAATACCAGGACCCATATTATATGCCATTGATACCATAGCATTATACATTCCTTGACTAACCTTAATTTTAATACCTTCTGTTTCCCATTTATTAAGAATTTTATTTATTATCTCTTCGGAATTACTAATATCGTCTTTAAGTAGTATCTCCGCCTGATCTTTAGTGATTTTAGTTTTACCTGGTATTATTTTATTATAATTCGGTAGGAATTCATACCCTTCATTTTCACCTCTAAATATTGCGTGACCATAACCAATAGTGTATGCCCCATCACCAAGATTATAGGCGACCAAAACAGGTTCTCCTTTTTTTGTTATGGAACCTTCTTCATATCTCATGTGTTCATATAATTCTGGACTTGATTTTCTAATTCTTAGTGAAATAATTTTTTCGATTGTTTCTTTCTCAATTTGATCAGCCTTTTTTACAACTGGTTCAACCATTTTATTTAGTTGTTTAATTGAAAGTAATCCAATAAAAGAATATATTACATATTTTAAGATTTTTTTTCTTAATTCAGGTGGAATATTTTTAATTTTATCCACAACACTTTCAACGTATTGGATCGCATCTTCTTTTGTTTTAACCCATAACTTTGATTTATCTATATCTTTTTTAACATTGGTGAAATCCCACTCCATGTCAGGTTCGGTTTTACCGTCCTCAACAATTAAAGATATTTTGAAAACCATGTCGTCCAAAATACCTTCATAAATAAGTCTATTATTGAATGATCTAAGTTGTTCTTCTGTTAATGACACTTTCATATCAATAAATATAAAAGAACTCTAAACATATTGAATCTTTGACACGCAAATGTTTTCAATTCCAAAAAACTGTAATTCGTCCTGTAGTAATTTCTCATTACTCCAATTTCTAACTCGACTGTTAATACCTCTTTTATTGTTTTTAACCCAAGATTCGGAAACCCCAAATTCATCTGTGAATTTAATTTTAACATCTAACTCATAACAGTAACGCACAATCTCTTTGCTTAAGTAATATCCTTGTTTGTATTTTCTGATGTTAGTTATTTCAATTTGAATTTTTTTGCACCAAACTTTACCATCACATTTAATTAATTTTTTCTTAAAAAGTTTTTTAACTTTTTTGATGTGATCATCCTTGATTACATGTCCTATTTTGTTTGTGTTGTTCATAGAACAAATATAAGCAAAAAAATCTTAACGACGGTGATTTTTTTTAATATTTTCTAATTTAGCCTTTTTTAATGCAACTGATAGTTGTGAGGAGATTGGGTAATTGGTGTTTTGGTTAATATGGTTATAATTGATTGTTTTTGGCTTTACCTCTGTTTTAATATTTTTTGGTTTATTTAAAAATATATCTGCAATAGATTCGTGTTTTAATTTTTTTTTCTCATAATCACTTACTTCAATCTCCAAATTAATATCATTTTGTGACTTTAAAAGTATTTTGTCTTCAACATCAACTACCTTATAATTTGATTTTAAAAATTCTTTATTTTTAATATTTTCAATTGTTTTCTTCTTACTCATGTGGTAATAATTACCCCTTAACGCAGATGACAATCCTGTTCTTGGGTGAATTGTTAGTGAGTTAGGGTGTATTCTTCTATGGAAAAGAATGTGTGATGTATGTAGAATATTTTTATTTGTCTTATAAAGTCTACCCATAAAATCTGAATCAGCGGCAACTTGCCACCCTTCAAAACCATTCATTTCAATAAACAATTCTTTTATAATACCAAACACACCTTCACCAAAAGTTGGTTTTTTTCCAACATATTCTCTAATACCGTTTTGATCTTTAAAGTCCATGTATTTTGGTTTAACAACCAAATACGTGTTTAACTTTGAATCAATTTCACTTATTAAATCAGGCATCATAACATCATCTGAGTCAAAGAAAAATAGTTTATCAAAAGAAGATAAATCAGATAAAGTATTTTTAATTAAATAAGGACCTTTGTTTTCTAAAAAAAAGAAGAACTTAAAGTTTGTTGGAAATTGATTTTCATAAACATATTTTAAGGTATCTTCACAAGAATCAATTCCAATTAAAACTTCGTATTCACCAGTGAAATTACATTTATCTATTGAGTCAAATAACTCAGGAAGAAACTCTACGTTTTTGAAAGTAGGTATGATTATACTAAGACTCAATTCAACTTTTTTTGTATTTTATTTTAACAAAAAGTTATTACAACATTAAACATAGTAAACACCGACACCAATTAAGATCCTGGTATTGCAAGTATTGGACAACAATTAGCCGGTGAAGGTGTTATAGTTGGTAGTGGTGTTAATGTTGCTGTTGGCGTAGGTGTTGGTGTTGGGTTGATGCTAATTATAATATTTGGTATAACAACTCCAGCATAGTTTGTAATTGTTATATTATTCACATAACTTAAGTTAGATACTTGTGCCGCATTTCCTGGAAGTGTAGTAGTTACAGATCCTTGTAATGTGGATGCAGGGATCGTAATACTTTCAGGGACTGTAAATATTACACCATTTGTTAAAATAATATTTACTGTGAAGTAAACTATAGTTGGAACTGGAATTCCTAAATTGTAAGAAACAGTTGTTATTACTGATATTGATCCATCAACCACATTTACATTAAAATTTGCATTTAAAGTGGCAGGTGCTGGAGATTTAGATGGGGTAACAGTTGCTGTCGGTGTAGGAGTTTGAGTTTGTGTTTGAGTAACAGTAGGTGTAAGTGTTTGTGTTGCCGTAGGCGTAATCGTATTAGTAGGTGTAACCGATGGTGTTTCTGTAAGTGTTGGTGTAATAGTTGGTGTAACCGATGGAGTTCCTGTTGGTGTTTGAGTTGGTGTCTCCGTAACTGTTGGTGTAACCGATGGAGTTCCTGTTGGTGTTTGAGTTGGTGTTTCCGTAACTGTTTGTGTTGGTGTTGTTGTATTTGTTGGAGTTACTGTCGGAGTATTTGTAGGTGTTTCAGTAACCGTAGGAGTAACAGTAGGAGTAACAGTAGGTGTTTCCGTAATTGTAGGTGTAGGTGTTGGTGAAGACGCAAAACTAGGTGTAATACTTATTGTTGGTGTAAGTGTTGGTGTATTAGTTGGTGTCTCAGTTGGCGTAATAGTAACCGTAGTTGTTGGTGTAATAGTAGGTGTGACAGATTGTGTTACAGTTGCTGTAGGTGTTGCTGTAGGTGTTTCTGTTGCGGTTGGTGTAGGAGTTTCTGTTACAGTTGCCGTAACTGTTGGGGTAGGTGTTTCTGTAAGTGTTGGCGTAAGTGTTGGCGTATTAGTTGGTGTCTCAGTTGGTGTAATAGTAACCGTAGTTGTAACTGTTGGCGTAACTGTAGGTGTAGGTGTTGGTGTTGGTGTCTCCGTAACTGTTGGCGTTACTGTTGGCGTAATTGTGGGTGTAACGGTATTTGTTGGTGTTACGGTTGGTGTTTGCGTGTTGGTTGCCGTAACCGTTGGTGTTGGTGTTGGTCCAATAATATTCATTTGGATATTATTATCGGGTCCATACCAATTATATACTCCAGTATTTAAACCCATACCGGCAATTGTTGTTCCAGTAAAAGTTATACTTGTATTAATATCATCAGTTAAAGCATTTTGATCAAAGTAAGCCCCTTGATTGTCAACTCTAAAAGGAGTGAACTGAGATCCAATATTAGCGGTTCTTGAGGTATTCCCAAAACTTGGTGGGAAAGAATTTATTTGCACTTTACAAAAACCAACACTACTAGACCCAAATTGTACCCATCTTTGTGATGAGAATATTGAATTTCCAGGTCCAAATCCAAGTCCACATGCCGTTACATATCCAGTCCCTATATTTCCAACAACTTCAACATAAACATTTCCATTAGTTTCAATAACGTTTATATTAACATTTGACGTTGGTAATGGGTTGACGATAATTGTTAGAGTCTCAACCACACCAGTAGATCCAGTCCAACTTCGTGTAATTGTTTGTGGAGACATTCCTAAACCAGCATAGGTTAAACTTGGTAATAAAAAACCCCAACTAAAATTTAAACCTGAAACATAAGACTGTGGAACGGTTAATTGCCCTATAGTCGCATCTTGTCCCACCATAAAAAACTGACCTCCTGTTGCAAATGTATTTATAGCGGTAGTATAATCTGTTGAGGAGGTTCCAAAATTTGGTATTGTCGTAAATAAATTAGGGTAAAACCTATAATTAGTGTTAGGATTATTAAGACCTATCCATGATAATCTATTTAAAGCTAAATTATTTAAAGCATTAGATCTGAATCTAAGACCTTGATTTACGTTAGCCGCATTTCCTTGTGTTTTCCCAATAAATGAGTCTAAGTTTAGCGTTCCTGATCCTTGGAATTGAAGTCCGTTAGGTTGTTGGTAAATATTGATTGTAATTGGCATAATCTATTTTTATATATAAATACAATGACCCGACAAATTGTTTTATCGGGCCATCATTTTTTTTATCTTTTAAATTAAATTATACAACAGTTAGCCGGTGAAGGTGTTACTGTTGGGAATGGTGTTAATGTCGCTGTAGGTGTTGGTGTTGGCGTAGGATTTACCGTAATATTAATATTTGGAATAACGGTTCCTGAATAATTGGTAATCACAACATTACTAATATTTGTAAGTCCTTGTGATATTTGTGCCGCATTTCCTGGAATATTAAACGATCCAAATCCTTGTGGTGTATTTGCCGGCATGTTGATTGTAAACGGAACTGTATACGTTGTTCCATTAGTATAAACCAAGTTCAGGTTGAAACTTACAATAGTTGCAAATGGAATTGTATTGTTATAATTAATTGTAACTAACATGTTAATTGAACCATCAACAATTAATGTGTTGAGTAATATTGTCACATTTGATGGTGCTGGTGAAGTTGTTGGTGTTGGTGTCAACGTCGGTGTAATTGAAATAGTCGGTGTTACAGTCGCTGTTGGTGTTGCCGTTAATGTAGGCGTTACTGATGGCGTTGTAGTTACCGTAGGTGTAAGAGTTGGTGTTGAAGTTAAAGTTGGAGTAACTGTTGACTGTGGTGTTAATGTTGGAGTTGCAGTAGGTGTGACAGTTGGTGTTACTGTTGACGTTACTGTTGGTGTATTTGTTGGTGTTTCAGTCGGTGTTACAGTTGGTGTTTGCGTGTTAGTTGCCGTAACAGTTGGCGTTACAGTAACAGTTGGCGTATTTGTTGGTGTTAATGTTGGTGTATTTGTTGGCGTTTCGGTCGGTGTTTCCGTAATTGTTGGAGTAACCGTAGGTGTTGGGGTTTCAGTAATCGTTGGTGTAACTGTTGGTGTAACTGTTGGTGTTGCCGTGTTTGTAGGTGTCGCTGTTGGTGACGCAGCAATACTTGGTGTAACACTTACGGTAACAGTTGGTGTTGGTGTTAAGGTATTTGTTGGTGTCGGTGTTGGTGAAGGAATTATTGCATCTAAATAACATAGTTGAAGACCCGTACCCCCCGAATCACCTGGTCCTGTTATAGTTAATATTGTGAAAGGAGAGGTAGGTATTATTTCAAAATAACCAGCCCCTGCAAGAAGATTACATGGCGTACTTGTCGAAATAACATTTCCAGAAACACTTAAACATCCGCTTTGACATGTGGTAATAGTTATAGGTCCACTGTCTGTTGTGAATGTAAATGAACATACCGGACTAACATTCATTCCATACATTAAAAATCTTATCCCTTGAATCTGATTTGAAAAAGTTAAAGTATAAGTAAACCCACCATTTGTTCCTAAAATAATATCACTCAACATTGTAAATGATCCTATATATTGTTGGTAATACGTATTAATAGCATTAGGACCTACTCCAATGTTTCCAGAACCTGTAGCAGTTACGTTTGTGAAGTTTCTAACAACTGTTTGATTAACTTGTGGAAGATTTTCAGGATTTGAACAACAGTTTGATGATATGTTTGGTGTGTTACTTGGAGTGTTAGTTGGTGTTGTTGTTGGTGTAGGTGATGGTGTTTTAGTTAATGTCGGCGTATTTGTAGCCGTAACTGTTGGTGTTAAAGTATTGGTAGGTGTAACAGTTGGTGTTGGTGTTTCAGTTTGAGTTGCGGTTATTGTCGGTGTAACTGTATTTGTAACTGTTGGCGTAAGAGTAAGTGTCGGTGTGACAGTTGGTGTTGCAGTATTTGTTGGCGTAATTGTTGGAGTTACAGTTGGTGTTGCGGTATTTGTTGGTGTTGCGGTATTTGTTGGTGTTACAGTTGGTGTTTTAGTAACAGTTGGTGTAACTGTTTTTGTTGGTGTAACTGTTGGTGTTGTAGTCTTAGTTGGTGTTACAGTTGGTGTAGGTGATGGTGGCGGTAAAACATTCATTTGGAATACGTTGTTGGGCGCCATCCATATGTAAGTTCCTGTAATGAAACCTAAGGTTTGAATCGTTGCTCCAGGATCATTATAAACCATTGATGTATTTATGTAACCGCTTGTCGCATTTGAACTAATTCCAAAACTAGAATTATCAATAAGAAAGTATGGTGGTTGTGATGGCTGAATATTGGCAGCAACAATGCCTTGATTGAGTGAAAAGGGTTGTGTAGGGTATGATGTTATCTGCCATGTTTGCATCTGAGCGTTATCAGGAAACATAAAAACCCTTTTATTTGGGTTTGAACCTTTTAAATAACCACCAGGATTATAAGTAAAAACACCATTAGGTACTAATCCGTTAGGGTTTATTGTTCCAACAACACTTACGTTAACAGTATTTAAAACTTGTTGTATAGTAATTATAACATTCGCGTTTTGTGGTTGTAATACCACAACCTGTACGTTGTCAGAAACACCTAACTGCGGATTTGTCCAACTATAAGTATTATTTTGTGGAACTATACCTAAACTTGTATAAGTTTGATTAGGTATAAGATATGAAAAATTAAAAGGTTGATTTGAAATGTAATTATCAGAATAAGATAGGGCGTTTGGAAAAGAATTACTATCATTCCAAGGGTTACCTATTGAGAAAAAATAATTCATAGCCCCCCCCGTTAAATTAATAACACCACTAGTACCATATATACTACTTGATAATGTACTTATTGGCACTAAATTTTGTAGTAAGTTTGAATGTAACTTTATATTACCAACGGCTCCACCAACAATTTTACTTGGGCCTCTAAAAAAAATTCCAGTTCCCATGTTTAATCCCCATGATGGTAAATTTTGAAGTGAGGTTGTATTAAGTGTTCCTGATCCTGAGAATAAAACTCCGTTAGGTTGTTGTGATATTGTTAGTTTAATTGGCATAATAATGTTTTTTATTAATAAATATTACAAAAACAAAATAAAAACTATTTTTTAAACTTTTTATTACCTTTACCCATAAGTTTTGATATTGTTGATGAGTTTAATTTTATATTAACCACCTCTTGATTGTTTTTTGCTTGTGTAATTGTTTTTGGGTTACTTTTTTGAAAAATAGAATTTATTTTATCGTAATTTATTTGTTTTTGAGTTAACTCAAGTGTTTTAAGTGTATTTTTTTTTACAAATTCTTGATCCTCAATTTTTGTTTCTACAATTTTTGTTTCTACAATTTTTGTTTCTACAAATTTTGGAGTAAATAATCCATTAACTAATCCCGTTTGAATTTTATCCGATTTTGAAGCTTCATTATAAATTGTTGTTTTTTGTGGAATATATTTCATATATCCTTCATCATGTTTTAAACAAATAATTTCTATATTATTTTCTATACAGTATTTTCCAATCCAAACATCCGCCATGTTTGGATTTTTAAAATAGTCAATAGGTATTTTCATAAGTGAGGTATGGAAACACATTACTCCAGTTCCACCAAATTGAACTTTAACGTCGTTTTTAACTTTGCTTAAACATGAATACCTTTCACTTGCGGATCTATAATAACTAGATATTGGAAATGATGGGAAATTTCTTCCGTGATAAGTTACAACTTTTTTATTGTTAAATTCTTTACATCTTTTAATTGTGTCAGAAACATAAGTTGGCGGATAAATAAGATCGTCATCTATTGAAAAGTAATACCCGTCGACTTTTACTAAGTTTAAATACTTGAATGCATCACCTATAGAATTGTCAGTAAAAAAAAGATTTATTTTTTTGTGGTAAAAAAAATCAGGAATTTCCTCCATATAATGATCATTGAGCGCAACGTTAATTTCGTCACACTGATCGATTATTGATTCTAAAGTCCTAATTAAAGATTCTGTTCTTTTATAAGATGCGACGTTTACTATTATTCTTTCACTCATTTGTTTTTAAAGATGTTACTTTTCTTTCGTGGTAATTCATTTTAGATTCGTGATCTCCGTGAATAACCAAAGATTTTTTAGTGTGATACATTCCTAAACCTAATTTGTTTAGTCTATTACTTATTTGTTGTCCAACCCCAGAACTTAAATTCGGATTTCCTTTCCATCTGTTTGGGCTAATTGGTATGATTTTAAATTCTAATGTTTCGAAAAAATTTCTTTTTGCAATAAAACATAAATCATTCCACTGTGTTTTATAGTATTCACCATAATCAATAGTTTTAAAGTCTGTCCAATTAGTTTTATTTACTCTACCGTCTGTTAAAATAGATAAACATATTTTATCTGAAAAATTAATAGATTCATAAATACGTTTTGTTTCATCAAAGAAATTTTCAACCAATGAAATATCATCAGGTAGGTATATAAAATACTCACTTGAAATGTTTTTTAAAACACTGAGTGTTGAATTGATTATGTTGTAATATTTTTGTTTACCGTTGTTTGGGTATAACGATATTTTTTTATGGTAACTTTTATTGATATCAATATTTTGATTACCCCCATCATCAAAAATTGCAACAAAAATTCTATGATTTTTTTTCTCACTTTCAATTTGATTCAGAAGTTTATTTAACATCTCAGTTCTATTATAAGTTGTGATTATAATACAAAAGTCATAAGTTTCTTTAGTCATTATTTTTCTCCTAATATTTCTTTACATTTATTCACAAATAAACTTACGTTACCAATTCTAGATTCAAATGCATGATATACTCTATTACCATAAGTAGTTCCTCTACCAAATCTTTCATTACCAACTAATAACCATTGTTTTTGTTCAACGTGTGAAGGATAGATTATATTAACAGGTAATTTCTTTTCTAAACATGTGTGTGTTAATTCGCCAGCAACATCAGATCTATCTGTTTCAATAAAAGAAGGCCTACCTATTGTGTCATATGTTTTTTTACTAAAAATTAAAAAAGCCGGACTTGCATAAACAACTTCACTTTTTTTGTAATGTCTTTGTGCAACAGAGAATAACCCTAAATTGTTTTTTGCCCACTCAATTCCTTCATCAATTATTTTGTTATCTAATGGTATTGAATCGATATCAAACAAAACAAAAATGTCCCAATTGTTCCCCAAACTTTTAATATGTTGATCAACTAAATGTCCGTGACCTGGCCAAGTAGGTGAGTTAATTTGATTTATCTTTAATCCAAAATGATCAAATACTTTTTTTTGATACTGAACTATTTGATCATCTATTTTGTTATTGTAAAATGTTACGGCAATACTCATAAATCAACTTTTACTTTTTTAACTTTATCTTCTAACTCAATGGTTTCATTTAGAGTATATTCTAATGTGTTTAATCCTTCCAAATCATAATCATATGGTGTTGTAATTCTCTCCACATTTTTTTTATATTCTGGTGTGTGTTTTGGAGCTCTTTCGTGTAGTAAATTATCATACTTACCCAATCTTCTATGAAGTGGAAATCCTTTTGATTTGACTCTAAATAGAAGATCGTTGTCTTCACCTCCCCAACCCCAAAACTCATTACTATATCCATTTATTTTAATAAAATCTTCCTTGTTAAAGTAGTTTACCCCTCCGTAATTACTATTTGCAGAAAGTCTATATCCCAAATGTTTTATTGCGTGAAATCCGTGTGTTGGTTGTTCAACATATGAATAATCGGCTTCTTCTGGCATCATGTCCGCATCGTGAAAACAAAAATAATCAGACTCATCTTTTTTCAAATCAAATCCAATATTTAAAAGTTTTGCCCTATTGAATGGTTTTTTGTTATCCTGTTCAACAATCAATATGTCATAGTTAGACACATTTATTTTTCTTTTTATAATTTTTAAAAATATTTTTAAATGTTCTTCTCTATTTCTATAAGGTATCACTATTGATAATTTTTTTTCCATACATATAATTATTCAATAAAAAATAATTACTTTTAAATTAATGTCAATAACATTTGTAATACCTTCTTTATCTCGCCCAACTTTAAATAAAACTGTAGATTCTTTGTTAAATCAAACAAATAAATCTTGGAAGTGTCTAATAATTTATGATGGTGTTGATGGTCCAAATTTTGATGACCCAAGAATTACAACACACAAAATAACTAAAACAGGAAATAATAGCAAACCAATGGGTGAGTCTGGATTAGTTAGAAATGTTGGTATAAAAAAATGTGACACAGAGTGGATTGGTTTTTTGGATGATGATGATACGGTTCATCCTGATTACGTTGAGACTCTATTTAAAAAATATTCTAAACATGATTTTGTTGTTTGGAGAATGAAAAACCCTTATGGTTTAGTAATTCCAAGATGGGGAAAAAATGAACTTGTTATTAACAATGTTGGGATTTCTTTTTGTTATAAAAACAAATTTAAAAATCTTTTGTTTGATAAAAATATAAATGGTGAAGATTTTTATTTTATTGAGAAATTATTAAATCAAACTAAAAATTATGTAATAACTGAAGAAGTTTTTTACTTTATCAGACATTAATCTTTTTTATTTCTACCCTGACAATGCGCCTTCTGACTAAATCCTTTTGGGTTATTACAATTTATTGACTTTTTATATTCTTTTGACCATTTTTCGTCAATTGGTTCTTTGGACAATTTCTTTTTCCAAAACTTGAATAGGTTTTCTTTATCGTAATCATCTTTTTTTTGATCCCAACCACAATCATGACAAAGATAAGGATGTGAATCATCATCTTCTTTTTTCCAAGAGTGTTCACACTTCTTACATTCAATTTTGTCGTTGAATATTCTATCTGCCTGTTTTTCTGTTAATAATATTTTCATTATTCGCAATCATCACTTATGTCATTATATATTTCAACCAAATAGTCGTAATATTTTTTTTGTATATATTCTTCAACCTCATCTCTAACTTCTACCATTGCTGGTGATGGTTTTACATAATCTTCATCATCTTCATCACAATAACCTTCATCACAGTAATAAAAACGAAGTGCTTGTCCCATACAAAAATCGGCATAATCTTCTTCATCATCAAGATCACAAGGGTCTTGTATCTCGGTTTGATAATCAATTATATCTCCAATCTTTTCAAGATCTACTCCTCTTCTTAATAATCTATTAGGTATCTCTTGATTCACAACTGAATTTTTTCTTTAGTTTTATTATCATAAATAGTGAAAGGTGTTGCAATTATTATCCAATCAACATATTTGTAATCTTGGTCATATGCTTTTTCACTAGCTTTGATTTGAATTGTTTTGGTTCCATAATCAGGATGTGACATAATTAAATCTGTTCCAAAGACCATATCAATTAAATCTCCATTACCACCTTCATATTCCACTTTGAATCCTTTGTTTTGTAAATGTTCTTTAACTCTTTGTTCGGCACTTTCTCCAATGGCGGAAGTTCTTTGTATATTCTTGGTATAGTTTAACAGTTCTTCCACATCTTTAAAGTATTTTGCTAATAATTTTTCCAAGTATGGTTTAATTTTTGTCAAAGCATTGTTTGGGTCATTTATAATTTCTCGAATTATGTCTTTTGATCTATCACCACCTCTATAAATAAGATCTGTAAGTAGTTCTGCTAAATCATAATAGTTCGTGTTCAACTTGTTAATTGGTTGCCAATCACCATTTAAATAAATCAATCTACCACCTCTAACTCTTTTATCAATAAAATTGTTTTTTTCTGTTTCTGATATTTTACCTAATGATTGTAATAATTCGGATCCTTCAATAAATTTAGTTTGTAAGTCCTTTGGGATTTCGGTTCCTAATTCATAAATTTTTCTATTTATTATCTTTTTTAATCCAATACCTTCGTCTTTATGAAGATTACTTTTTAATGTTCCAATTTTTTTACAAAGTAACATTTTTTGTTTGTTTCCTGCAAATCTTTCACAAAAGTTATATTCAGATTTATCATCAGACTCAATCATTAAACTTTTAATTCTTTCTATATTTTCTCTTATTAATTTATCCATTATTAAAATTTTAAGGTCATGTAATGTTCTAATTCCGTTGATTCAACATTTTGGTAATGTGTCATCGTCACTTTTTGTTCTTGGAAATTATAATTAATTGAGCCGCTAGATCCTTCATTTATTTCCCAACCACCATAATAAAGTTCAAGTAAATCGTATGATATGGTTTCTAAATTTGTATCAATCCCATCAACATCAGCATCTGTTTCTTTTTTAATTTCTGTAATTCCATTTTCAGTTTCAATTTCATTTTCAATCCAACCACTATCACCACCCCCATCATATCTTAATTTACAAAAACTACCATATTGTTTAATTAATTCATTAACAACATTTTGGTTTGTTAAAGTTTTTACTGTTCTTTCCTCACCTCTCCAACTAGCCGTTACATTTGAAAAATCCGAAAAGTTTTTTTCTATGTTACTCTCTTCAGTAATCATGTCATAATAATCATAGTTGATTATAATTTCTTTTTTTTCAGCGTTAAGTATAAAAAACAAAGTTCCGTTTTCATTATCATAGTATTCATTGTAGAAGTTACCCGTGTCAAAATTTTCTTTTATTTCTTCAAATAATTCACCTATTGATCCAGGTAAAAAATTTAACTCAGAACTTACATCTCTATTATTATAAGATGGACCATTAGGTTCATCATCTTCCCACTCACCATAATACCTATAATACCATTCAACACCATCTTCCATGTTTAATGAATTCAAGATTAGTGAAAAACTATTAAGATCCTTTTTTTGTTTTTCTGTTAGTTCCATGTAAACTTTTATTTAATAAATACTTTTAATCTTCAAACTCTAACTTTTTTGTTCTAGTTACCCATGTTGGTCTTTCACCAGATATTAATATCTTCATCCAATCTGACGCTGATGGTATGATTCCATCACAATCTTCTTTAACATGTTGTTCACCGGCATATCTTGTATAAACGGTTTTACCTTCACTATTTTTGAATTCAGATCCAAACCTTTGTTCCATTTCAAATATCCCTTCCGAATGGTGTCTGAACGCTCTATGTAATGAATGTCCATACCATCCTTTGGTTTCGTCTAACCAGTTATGAATATGGATATAATCTTCCCACTTTCCACCAAATTTTTTGGCAGAACTTTTTGCATGTAAAATTGGATGCGCCATACTATTGTTTAATTGATAATTTTTTATTGTATTATTACTAAAAATAAACTATTTATTTTAAAAAAGAAATTAATAATGGATCCAAATAAAATTCTTTTACTTTTAAAATTTACTAAGCAACTTCACAAGGCGTTAAAAGACTATAACAACTCTGACACATTTGAAACTGTTAATCAAATTAAAACGGGAATAAATACTGACGATTTTTTAAGACCATATTTTTCTAAATTAAATGATTCTGAAAAGTTGTATTTGTTTTTTTCAATATTTTATTATCACAGAACAAATGATGCTGTTAAATCTTTAGAATATGTTTTAAAAAATCTAAAAGGTTATGAATTTTATGTATGTGACCAAGGCGGATATGTTAATGAGGAGTGTCCTGATTGTAATGGTAGTGGAAGGGAAGAATGTGATAGTTGTGATGGAGATGGTAGTATAAGTTGTCGAACATGTGGTGGAAATGGTAATGAAGATTGTGGCGATTGTGGTGGTTCATCTGAAGACGAGGAAGGAAACGCTTGTGATAGTTGTGATGGCGATGGTACTGAAGATTGTTCTGAATGTAATGGTAGTGGTAATGAAATGTGTAATCAGTGTGATGGCGACGGATATTACGATTGTGTTTACTGCAATGGTAATGGAGAAATTGAAACTGATGTTATGGAGTATGAGGAAAATAAACATAACATATATACCACAAACAAATTTGATAAACTAATTTCTAATTCTCCTTTTGAATTGTCCAAATATGAATCAGTTGTTTTAAAACAACCCTTTTTTATAGAATCAGATTATGTTGCAACTAATACTATAGAAGATATATTTTATGACTGGGGAATAGATGTAGAATTGGACAAGTTTAAAAATGGTTTTGTCATCTACGATCATGAATTATCATTGTAAGAATTTCAACTTATACATAGTTGAATAAATCAACTCCTGAACAGTATCAATTTGATTTTGAATATAACTATCATCACAACAATCTCTTTTTTCTTCAATCATATTCAATAAACTTGTAAAGTATTTTAATACTTGGTTTTTGTTTTTATAAGATTGATTCTTAAATGATTTGTAATTAGTTAAAAGACCGTATTTACCTTGATAAGATTCAATAATACCGTCAATAAGTTCGTCTATTTCACTATAATAACCATTAAGGGCCATGTGTTCTGCAAATGACTTTGTTCCTAAATGAAAAATGTGAGCTTGTTTTTGAGAGTGTAATATTTGACAAGCCATATCACAGAAATCTTCGTTATGATTGGAAGATTCAGTATCTTCTTCTTCTTCTTCGTTGTCGTCATCCTCTTCATTATCGTCCTCATCATCATTATCGTCCTCATCATCATCTTGTTCCCAAAGATTTCTTTTTTTTAATTCTTCTTTTAATTTTTCGGTAAGATTAAAATTGCCCATAATTTATAGTTTTATTATTATAAATATACCATAACTAACATTAACTCAATAATTGTTAATTTGTTGTTGTATTCTTTGTTTTATATCCTCATTTAGAATTGTTTCGTTAATTAGTATTTGTTCTAACAAGTCTTTAATTTCTAATTTAGATTTTTCTTTTGATTTGTATCTATTCAATAACTCGACATTATATAAATGATATGAAACCTCATCAACTTTTTTTAGTTTTAAAAAGTATTTTTCAACCCTTTGGTCTAATTTTCTTTTTCGTTCTAAATTTGTGATCGTTGGTAATGCTTTATGTAATTCATCTATCCTACCTTTGAGGTATTGAATTTCTCCGTATTTTGTAATTTCTTGGTCTGTCATTTTATTATTTTTATATCTAAATAAAATTGGTAAAATGGTATTACCCCCATAATATACAAATAACCATTTTCGTATGAAATAACCAATCCTAATCCTAAACCAGGAAAAAAGTTACCAATAAAATTTATTCTGTTTTCTTTCATTTTTTTAATTTTAATAAAATATATTTTAATAATTTGTATTTTAATTTGTAAAACATTTTAATCTATTTTAATCCATTTATTGTCGTGATTATATTTAAAAGACCCAATGTGTTCACGATTCCATTCATTTGGTCCTATTAAAGATAGAAAAATTTTTTTGTTTAATCCATAGTAAAGATGATATATTTTTCCAATCACAGGTTCAAAACTAAACTTTGCCTTATAAACCAAGTCATTCCACTTGTATTCGTCAATTAGTTTTTGATATTCATTCTTTAATTCCTCAACTTTATCTTGGAATTGTTGGTTAACGTGAATCACTCTTGGTTGTTTCCAACTTTCCATATTAGGAACATGTATTGCAGGTGCCCCAATGTTACTCCCATAAGTTAGAAGAGATGCGTTTTCAACATAACTATCAGGTTTTTTATTTGACATTAATTTATAATTTATTAATACCTAAAAAGTATAAATAATTTAAATTATTAAATCAACTATGGTTTTGATTATTAAAACCAATTCTTTGGATTCCATTTTGATTTTTTAGCGTCTTCTGCGGCTCTATTTAACGCATCTTGAGCGTCTCTTGCCTGTCTATCAAGTTCATCTTGTGCCGCTCTCGCTTGTCTATTAAGTTCATCTTGTGCCGCTCTCGATTGTCTGTCAAGTTCTTCTTGTGCTGCTCTTGCTTGTCTGTCAAGTTCTTCCTGTGCGATTCTTGCCAATCTATCACTTTCTTCTTTAGCAGCTTTGGATTGTCTGTCAAGTTCTTCTTGAGCTTCTCTCGCCTTTCTTTCAGTTTCTTCTTGGGCTATTTTTGCAAGTCGTTCAGATTCTCTTTGTGTTGATTCAGCCAATTCTTTCGCTTCTGCCGCAGCACGTTCTGATTGTTCAGCCGCCAGTCTTGCGTCTTCAGCGATTTGATTCGTATCAACACTAACGCTTAGATCAACATCAACACCAAGTAAAACTGCCACTTCACCACTAACTCCGACAGTTGCGACACCATCTACATAAGTAGCTTCACCACCACCACCAACACCAACTTGTTCTCCAACTGATACACCGGCACCTGCAGTTACTGAACCTTCTCTTAAATCTAAAGTTCCTTCACCATCGACACCAACTGAACTTCCTGCCGATACACTTCCATTTGCAACCACTCCTTCATCACCTGCCCTTACTTCTAAACTTGCCTCATTTCCTGTTTTAGCGTAAGCGTCTACAGTACCATTAACTCCGAATCCTTCTGCGTTAGCCTGACCTTCTACTGTTACATGAACTTCAGTTGTATCTGAATAACTGGCTTCAACATAAACGTTATTACCATCTAATCCACCATCTACTGATGCCTCTGTTCCAGTTTTAGCGGACGCTTCAATACCAATTGAGGCATTTTCATCTCCTGTTTCTATTCCTGCGGATGCAGTAGTTGTATTATCAAATGATGCACCACCTGAGGTTTCATCTGAATGTGTTTCGGCTGTTTGATTTTGTTTCATACGTGCGTGTTTTTTTGTTTTCATTTCTTTTTTATGGGTTTTTTAATTGTTTTTTTCTTTTTTACTGGAGTAATAACAATTGGCTTATCAAATCTGATTAAAATAACAAATCCCAATAGTAATAGAACCAAAAAGTATATATAAATGTTTAATTCAAGTATAGCTCGTTGAAGTTTGTTATTTGATTTTTCATATGTCACATCTCTTAGATGTTCTATACTAGAAATAATTCTAGTTTTATACGACAAATATTGATCAGTAAAAAATGCCGTGTCATTCATTGCTTTAAATGCCGGATCCTCTATTACTGACGCTAATTCATTACTCAAACTTAAACCTTCATTGTAATATACCATACCTTCAGGTATAATATCAAATTTTAGTTGTTTTCTTCTTTCTAAATGGGAATTAAACTCATTAATGAATTTTTCTTTACCAGTGGCCGTATATGCTATTGCCAAATAGGTTAAACTATCCGTAGATGTTCTTAAATAATATGCGGTTCGTTTACCTAAATCTAGCTCTACATGAGCGTCTTCAATATCTTTTATTGCGGACATTGATAATAAGGCCGCTATAGCAACTGGTATTGATATGAGCCAAATTTTACTTTTTATTTTTTCTAAAATCATTCAACTGGTTTTTTAATAACTTTCTTTTTAATTGGTGTTTTTTTAATTGGTTTTTTTTTAACAGGTGTTTTCTCTTCAGGTTGAGGTGCAACTTGGTTTAAAAATTTATTACTTAATATCTCTACTAATTTTAATCCTAAAAACCCAACAATAAAGGCTAAACCATTTTGTAATTTAGCTTCTTTTAAGTTAAGTAAGTCTGTCATTATTGGAGTAAGATAATTAGCTGCCGCCATACCACCAAAAATAGACAATATAGTAGATTTAATACTCGTTTGAGTGTTTTTAGATGCCATTAATATAGCTCCAAATAACCCACTAATTAAAAAACTTATGGTTATACCGATTTCTTTCATATTTTTATATTACCAAGTTTTTATGGTGTATGTAACTGAGATTCCAAATCTTAAATCAGGTTGGTTTCCATTTATGTAATAGTTAGCACCTGCCCAAGTTCCAAAAGACCACTTTTTGATATTGTAGTTAAGATTTAAAGATGACCAACCATTGGATTGGTATATAGCTCCCTTTGGTTTAATATTTGACACATTAATATAACCGGCACTTGTGCTTAGAGCCCAATGTTTTATTGGTTTAGGGGCGCATTGACCATAAACTGTATAACTAAATAGGGTTAATATAATACACGCTATTATTTTTTTCATTTTACTCTTCTGTTTTATCGTTATCTTTTTTACCCCAAATTTTATCTACCGATGCCAATCCTAAACACCCAAACGCTAACATTGCCACGGCATTTACTAAAGTGTCTGCAGGTTTTATATCTCCGTGAGTATAGCTGTTCGCATATAAAGTAACACATAAGGTAATACCACACAATATACCAATAAATCTTTTAGACGATGGGGATCCTTTTTCGTCCTTAAATAACCCATTTATCCAATGAAACATTTTTTTAAACATAACTTTATTTTTTTTATTTATTTATTTATTTAATATCTAAACTTTCAATTAACGTATATGTAAATGAATTACCGTGAATGTCACGAGACTTTCTACATATTTTCATAAAAGATTCAAAGTCTGCGGATTTTTTAAATACTTGACATCCTTCAGACCAATTTTCCACATATGTTGAGTCGGCACCTGCTTTATGAATGTTTATTCCAAATACCCCTTCTTGAATTAGTTTTTCGTCATATACCATATCACGGTTTGCATCTCTATAAACTTTAACCGGTTTGTTTTGTCCTAACGCTTCGTATTTTCCTCCATGTAATCTAATAATGTGAGAACCTCTATATTGTCCTTCAACAAGTCTAGCAACTCCAGCTTTATTACCAAATTGTTTAACACCCTTTGTTCCTGGATCTGTAGTTGCCAACCATTCGTGATATTGCCAAACACCTTTTTCGTCTTTATAACTTAAGGTTAATAAATCGTCAAAAACATTTGTAACTTTGTCTCCAACAGATGAGTTTCTGATTCCAACAATATTTACATCATATCCTTTATTGTTTGTGTCTTCAAACCAAACATAACCTTTAGTCTTTACGGTAGACTCAATCTTTTCTTTAGTGTATTTCATAATTTTATTTATTAATAAATATATGATAATATTTAAAATGACATTTTTTTCATAAAAGTATTTACTTTTAATTTACTATTATATTTATAATAAACTTATATATTATGTTATTAAAAAATGGATCTAAAGGAGAGGATGTAAAAAAACTCCAAACAAAATTAGGACTTACCGCTGACGGCGCATTTGGACCTGGTACGGAAAAAGTAGTAAAAGAATGGCAATCAGCTAATGGATTAACCGCAGATGGTATTGTTGGTGATGGAACATGGTCAAAAATGTTCGGAGCTACCCAAGTCATCAAAGAAGATGTTGTTATTCCTTCAGGTGGATCATTAAATATTGAAAAATTAAAGGGTCATATACCTGATGCAGTAATTGCACAGATACCTGACACTGCAAAAAAATTCAATATTACAAATAACCTACGTTTGGCTCATTTTTTAGCCCAATGTGGTCACGAATCAGGAGGTTTTAAGGCGGTTTCTGAGAATTTAAATTATTCTGCGGATGGTTTGAAGAAAATATTTGGAAAATACTTCCCTGGTAACTTAAATGAGTCATACGCAAAACAACCTGAAAAGATTGCATCCCGTGTTTATGGTGGTAGAATGGGTAATGGTGACGAAGCTTCAAAAGAAGGTTATAAATTTAGAGGTAGAGGTTTTATTCAATTAACAGGTAAGGCAAACTATACAAACTTTACAAAATTTATTGGTGAAGATTGTATTTCAAATCCTGATTTAGTTTCAACCAAATATCCTTTGGCTTCGGCAGCGTTCTTTTTTGACTCAAATAAACTTTGGTCTATATGTGATAAAGGGGCGGATGATGCTACGGTAACTGCAGTAACTAAACGAGTAAATGGCGGAACTATTGGTTTACCTGATAGAATCAAACACTTTAAAGAGTATTACAACTTACTTAAGTAAAACAGAAAACCCCGATCACTCGGGGTTTTTTTATGATATAATATTTATTTCACTTTCTGTTTCTATTACAACTCTTGCTCCACAACTGAGTAATGGTTTTTGATCTCCACTCCCACAATATATAATTCTACTTGGTCCAAGTATTTCAACCTCATTACAATATGTGTTCTTTCTACCTTGTTTTATTGTAATCACAGGTAGATCTGTTTTTTTAGTTTTATTTGACCTTATGCGATGTTGGTTCACATGGATTTTGGTTTTCACACTACTTTAAATTTTTAATTTCGTAATCACCACAAACTCTTGTTGGTGTTCCAACATTATTATTATTATACCCTGGTTTATCATTAAATAAGATACAATCATCACCCGTTTTATTATAAAAATTACACAAGTAATATTGACCCTTATGATCTGTAATTAAGTATTTGTATTTTGAAGTGCAGGATGTCATTAACACTATAAGACCTATTAATATTGTTTTTTTCATTTTATAATTTATGTGATTTTATTTCATTATTTTCTATCCATTTCCAACCTAAAAATAGTTCCATACATTTTCTGTGTAACCAATTTGGTTTTTTCTCCAAATAGATATGGAATCCTTTTCCAGTGCCCATAAAATAACTACCAACATTTTTATTTGTTATTAGTTTTTTGTATTCCAAATATGGTTTTTCTGAATTAACTACCTTATCAATTTTATTTCCAATTTTAGGAACGTCAATTTCTAAAATTTCTCTTTTTATTTTTGGTTTATAATATTTTTTCTTTGGGGTTGTTTCTTTTTTAATTTCTTGTTCTTTCATTTTTTTTATTTTTAATTTGATAATGGTGCTTTAATTTTTTCGTGTGACTGATAACCTTTTAATGTGAAATCACCTATCACATAAGATTCTATTGATGGTCTTGACCCTTCATAAGTTGGGAACTGATTTAAGGTTGGTAATGGAAACGGTTCTCTACCAATCTGTTCTTTTGCTTGTTCAATGTGGTTAAGGTAAAGGTGAGTATCACCCAAGTTTCCAATCAATTCGTCAGGAACCATATTTACTTCTTTTGCCAATATTTCTAATAACAGTCCATATGAAGCGATATTGAATGGGATTCCCAAAAAAATATCACACGATCTTTGGTTCCACATTAAAGAGATTGATCTGGTTGGGACATTAAATTGATTGATTTCAGAATGAGATAAAGTATCAGGTCCTCCACCATTATAGAGTCGATTAAACATTTCTTGACTGACTAATGATCTTCTTTCTTCTAAACTTAACTCTTTTGTATAAACTTGAAATCCATAATGGCAAGGTGGAAGAACCATTTGGTCTAATTCACCCACATTCCAAGCATTCACCATCAATCGTCTTGAGTCAGGATTTGTTTTAAGGTCGTTGATTAGATTTTGGATTTGGTCTATACCAATGAAGTATTCATTACTAATTGAGTCGTGTTTTCTTTCACCCCAACTTCTCCATTGCTTACCATACACAGGACCCATATCAAACATTGAATCGTGAAAAGAATGATTACCATCTTTTACTTTCTGTTTAACCTCTTCTATTGTATATGGTTCTGAACAAGTAGTTTTGTAATTTTTTTCCCAATCACCGTCCCATATTTTACAATTATTTTCCCATAAAAACCTAATATCTGAATCACCACGAAGGAACCATAGTAATTCTGTTGTTATTGTTTTGAACGGCATTTTCTTAGTTGTAAGTAATGGAAACCCCTCACTCATTTTATGTCTAATCTGTCTTCCAAACACTGAAAGAGTTCCAGTACCAGTACGATCTGATTTTGTAACTCCATTTTCAAGAATGTCCTGTAATAAATCAGTGTATTGTTTATCTAAATTATTCATTATTTCTCACCTATAAACTTAAGTGCCGATGTGCTTCCGGCCATGTTGAAGGTAAAAACTTCAGATGAGCAAGTTATATCATTTACCCTAATTTTTAATAAACTACATAGTTTAAAGTCGTTAAGTATAGTGCTTTCCATTAAGTTATCGACTATCCATATAATTGTTCTATCTTCAGAAACTTCCATAGGTTCAGAGTATTTCACATAAGAACCATTAACTAAAAAAGATAAGTCTACCGTTGGGTATTCATCACAAGTATATCCCCCCAACAGATAAAAAAATATTGTCCCATCCACATTTTCTAACTTTAAAACTGATCCATTATTTTCAGCAGTATAACATATCCGATAAGGTTCATCAAACCCATTATTAATATTTTTGTTCATCCATTGTGCGTTAACATTTAAGTTTAACATTAACGCGATACTAATTATTACTTTTTTCATATTTTTTATAAATTTTGTTTTATTTTTAAAATCCTCGTTGGCAATATACCATTGCATTTATTTTTTCTTGTTGTAACCATATTAGGTATCTGAATAACTTTTTCATTTGTCTTTTGTTTTTACTTAGTTTTAATTTGCGATTTATATGAAAAATTCATACTTTTTGCAATAAAAAATTATATCATTTTAATCGTTTAAATTTAAACTATAACCTTCAAGAGTCTCTCTTATTTCTTCTCTGATTTTTTCACAGATTTCCATTTCCTCACTTGATGCTTCTTCATTGGAATAAAACTTAATTCCGTGTTTGGTTGTCGCTCTTAACTTTTGATCAAGATCCCACATTGCCAATTTCCATTTATAACCATCAAGAGCTACTCTAGCATCTTGTGATTCTTCTATCGAATCAAATTCTATTGTTATTTTTCCCATAAAACAAAGTTATAAATTTTTTTATAATAAATCAAGAAACTCGTTGAATTTTACTTTAGATGGTGGTCTTCCATCAATATCACAACAGGTATTGTAATAATTTCTGATTTTGTCAATTACTTCCTCAACTTTAATTTCTTTAAGGCCATCCATTAATGTGTTGTCCCATAATTTAATTTCGTCGTCATCCATATAAAAATCACCATCCGACCCTATGTAAGGTGTTATTTTTTCACTCATGATATTTTTAATTTAATTCTGTATTTCTTTATTTTCAAATTGAGATAACAAAGAAACCACAGTTTCATCAACCAAACTAACGTTATGTAATTCTTTTGATGTTTTATAATCGGAAACATTAATTTTTGATTTTATTTTTTTTTCTCCATCTGTTATGGTAATTTTAATCTCAAAATTTTGTTCCGGTTTTGTTTTCTTATCTACCGGTGGTTTGTAACCAAATTCTTTCTCTTGTCTTATTTCGTTGAGTGTTCTTTTTTTCACGTTTTATGTTTTTAGTAATTTATTTGTTATTCAATACCGTCCTCGAATTCTTTCTCTGCAAGAATACTACCCAAAAACTGTGTTTCATTTTCTAAGAAAACTATATAATTGTTTAATAGATTAATAGAATCTTTTTTACTTTTAATTTGGGTTTCAAGAGAGTCTATTCCGTTATTTAAATTTTTGGTATAAGCATCGCAATTAGATTTTGTCTTACATGAAGTCATGATAAATAACATAACGATCACAGGTAATAATAATTTTTTCATATTTTTAATTTGTTTTTATATTTTTATTATAATCAATTTTTATTGCAATGTCAACTCAGTCATAGGCATTAACCTACTAAAACATCTATAAAAAGTCTATTTCATTGGTTATTGGATTCCAATCAATATTCCAAGGTTTGTGGGAATAAAGATATTGCTCGTTTAACGCAGACGCATTGAAGTAATGTGTGTGTCCATCATAGTAATGTCCGTGTCCGCTATGGATGTGACCACAGATATGGATTTTAGGTTTGATTTGTTTGATTTTCTCTGCAAGTAATTCACAACCCAAGTGAACATTGCGGTTACCTTCAACATCATCCAATATTCCCCAAGCCGGTCCGTGAGTAATCAAGATATCAATTCCTTCAGGAATCATATCCCATTTTGCTTTTAACTCTTCACCATTTTTTGGTAAGTTAAATGCCCAATTGTAGAACTCAGGTTGCCAAGGAGAACCCCAAATTTTAATTTCAGGTCCATCACCATCTTGGATGGTCATTAACTCATCTTGGATATACTCAATAGTTTTATATCCCGTTAAGATACCTTTTACTTTCTCAACGTTGTTTTGGAATCCCCAATCGTGGTTACCCGCAATGAATACTTTATGATCGTAAGTTGCAATTTTATCATACCAACCCGCAAACTGAGTAATCTCGTGTTCGTAACCCATAGAACTTATGTCTCCGGCGTGAATTAACAAATCGCCACCATGTAAATCGTGGTGCACGTGTTTGTGTTTTCCGTGAGTATCTGATAGGATAGTTAATTTCATAATACAAATATAATAAAATAATTTAAATTAAATTCAATTCTATTCTATATTTTTTGATTTTATCTCTAGTTTTTTGATATTCGTCTTGGTCAATAGATTTGTGACCATTAATAATTGCTCTTGTTATTATTAATTCATTTTTTAAAATAAAAGACATTTTTTCTTGATTGGTTAATTCGTAAGGAACAACTTCTGTCCTGATAAACTCTCTAATCATTCCTCTAATATTTTCAATGTGTTCTTTTGGATTTTCTTTTGATCCGTGTACCATAACAGATTTTTGGTAGATTGTTCTACTTAAATCTAATATTTTTTTATCAAACCCCATTTAATTTTTTTATTTAAGATATGTTAATATTCAGAACTTTATTTTATAAAGTTTCGTGTTCTATTTTTTTTATTTTTACAAAATAATTCTTAACCATTTGTTCTTTGGTTTTACAATACTCACCCGTTATAATAAAATCAAATAAAACTTCAATATCTTCTTTTATGAATTTTTTAACTTCAGGTTTTTGTGACCATTTTTGGGTTTCAGGACAAAAAGGATATAACTTTAAAATACCATTATCGTCGTATTTTACCATCCAATCATCATTATGTTTTATTAAATGTCCGACCATAATTTTACATATAAAGACGATATAATTTTTCGGCAATAAACTTTAACTGATTTTCAAGTTTTGCAACTTGTTTTTTTTGATCTTCATTTAGTTCAAAATTTTCGGCTTTTATATCTGAAATTTCATTTATTATCGCCCTATGATCATTCATTAATTTTCCGTGTAATATTTTCTTATCCATAATGTTTTTTTTAATCCCAATACTGAGATAATCTTTCCTCTAAAAGTCGGAAAAAAAGTTTATTTGGTTTATTATAACTATAGTAAGATACTCTTAAACATAAAGTTTTTTTATCTTTAACCCCAATATCAGTAATTGTTTATTTTTTTAAGCTGTGATCAATTAAAATAAATGGTGGATATATTCTAACTTCTGATCCATCACTGTTAAAATAATATGCGACATCTCCGTCAAAACTTATTGTGTCTGTATACCAAATGGCATCATGCATTGGGTTAGTCCCTGAGGTTGGGACATAAACCTTTCCTTTAATTTCATATTTGTATTTTTTTTCCACACAGGAAAAAACCAAAAACGATATTAGTAATATCTTAATTATTTTCATCTTTAAATCTTGTTTTATATTTTTTTTAATTATTAATATTATTTGTTTTATAAATATAACAATTTTACGGTAATTCATCAAACAAATTATCATAAGCTGGTATATCAAATCCTAATATTTCATTTTGCCAATAAGATAACTCAGGAGTATATGTGTCCCAATGTGGCACCATAGAGACTATTTTTGGTCCATTAACCGCTGTATCGTTATCAAATGTTGCTTGTTGTTCAATCTCTTTACCACTACGATATTTTTTAATCATCTTTGGTAATTTTAATGTTCCCAACTTATACA